CGAAGACGTACTGGTAGATGTCGCACCCGTAGTTGGGGCGCATGACCCGCTCGCCGCGTCGGGTCTGGAGAATCTGCTCCAAGGACATCCGTACGAGAATGTCGTCGTACGCAGGCGCAGGGGTGGCGTCGTTACCCTTCTGAAAAGGGTAGGCCATACCTCGGTAGAACGCAGAGATCGCCATCCATACCTCGCGGTCTGCGGTGGTACTGCATCCTAGACGTATTGACCAGTTCACACCACCGGACTGATGAGGGGCGGTGCCGGTGGCGGTTGAGGGAATGTCACCAGCACCGTGCGCGTGCAGACATCGAGCGCGGTAGCCACGGACAACGCGTGAACCTCTGCCGGATTGGGAACCACAAGCAGCGCGGAAAGCGTGGCGATGAGTGCCGGAACCGCAATCGGCGGGGCTGCGATCCCCGGAAGCGGAGACGGTGAGAATGTCGCCCCTGCCCAGTACGCGGTGACCATCGCGCCGTACCCAGCAGCCACTACCGGTGGAAGGCCGGGTAGCACGGAGAACGCGGCGCCGAGACTCAAGTCCATCGTCGCCACGGCAGGGCCGGGCGCTACCAGCGGCATCCCGAGCGCCAGTCCTTGCCCGGCGTAGTCGCGGTACGCCGCCGCGATCTTCGACGCAGCCGTGAGCGCATCCGGCGGCTTGTCGGAGGTCGATAGTTTGTAGAGCGCGTCGTAGAGGATGGCAGGGTTGAGCGGCACTACTTCACCTTGACCGTGGTGGAGAGCAGTGCCGGCGTCGGCGGAGGAGTCGGTGGGCCTGAAGGACCGACGCCTGTGGGGTGGATGTGCGAGGTCAGCCACGTCAGAAGGGACTGCCCGAGAACCGCCGGTTCCGTGAGGATGTCCCCGCCAAGGTTGACCGCCTGCGCCTTCACGTCGAAGGACGAAGCGCCGTCGATGACGACCTTCGCGCCGGTCTTGATGGTGATGCCGTTCGAGTCGATGGTGATGGTGTTCGAGTTGTCCTTGTCCTCGATGACGATCTTCTTGTTGGTCGTGTCGATCTGAACGGTTGAGCCGTTTTTCGCCGTCGTGAAGATGCTGCCATCAGGCATGAACTTCAGGCTCGCCTCGTCGCCATCGCGGGTGGCGCTGTCGGGATCGGTGGGCGCGCTTCCCGGCTTTCGCCAGACGAGGTCGATCTCCTCTTTGCCCGCTTCCTCGTTGAGGACAAAGGTGTGCCCCATCCGAGTCACAAAACCACGACGAGTCGGGACCGTATCGTCCCCGTCGGGATAGCCGAGTTCAGCCGGAACCTTCCCGACCGCCGAGTGCCCGCCGAAGTAGACCGGTGGGTTGTCGAGACGTCCTCGTGGGTACGCGATCCAAACAACGTCGCCCACTTCAGGGGGCCAGAACCACCCCCGATCTGCACCCGCCCCTGCGAAGGCAGGGTAGGCCCAGATGTCGGGGGTGTCCGTGTTGCCGACTTCCAGTGCGATGACCTTGATGCGCCCGCGCTTCTCCGGGTCGTTCACCGCCGTCACGCGAGCACGGTACGTCCCGTAGAAGACATGGTGTGGCTCCAAACCATACCGCTGAAGCCACTGGTAGAAGGTCTCGAAAGAGGACAAACCGAACCCCGACTAGAGAGGTGGAGGGAGAGGAACGAGCGGCGACGCGCGTGCGTTCACCTGTACCTGCTGACTAGCAGGAGTGTCGAGATTCGATCCTGCCGGAGCAGCGTCGAGCGCGTTGGTCGGACGAGGTGCGCCGAGCAGCGCTTCGGTCGCCGCAACCATCAGACGGCTATTCTGGATGAGCGTCAGCGACGAGGTGAACCCCGACGCCGACAAGTTGTGAGAGACGGCGAACAACGTGTAGTAGCCGTCGATGCGGGCGCTGACGTTGCGAACTTCGTAAAACTGCGCCGGCACGGCATCAGGGATTCCGAGGGTCTCGATCTCCAGCTTGATCCCGATGGAGTTCGTGTTGGAGAGGCGATCAATCGTGAGGTCCAATGCTTTCTGGGCGTCTGAAACGGGCGTTCCGGCTCCGGGATCGAAGGTCACGCCGCTTTTCTCATTCGAGACGTCCTTCACGCCAACTTGGTTCTTCCCGTCGGCGCCAGACACCTGCGTCTGCGATCCGGGCTTCGACTCGACTTCAGGTTGCGCTTCAAGCGTGGCCGGGTCGATGCGCGGCGAACGCAAGAGCTTCGACCACGGGCCGAGGAAGATACCGCCTTGGTTGTCGACCGAAACGGAGAGGATCGGAAACACGCCCTTCGCTGCGATGGTGGGACCGAGAAGACCGTCGCCTTCCGGGAAGTCGAACAAAGACAGGATTCCGATGGACTCCGACCTCGACGTGAAGTCCTGCGAGACGAGCACGACACTCGACAGTCCGGTGTTCGTGTTTGCAAGCATGACCCAGCACCCGACGGTGGTGGCGATCTCGAAGATGAGATGCAGATAGGACTTGCCCGAGTTGACGAGGTCGACCTCCTCGTCGAGCGCCTGTTTCGTCCCATCCGTCAGCTTGCAGATGTTGATGTCGAACTTTGCCATCTTCCCCTGCTCGGCAAGGGCGTCGACGAGGTCTGTGATGTGTTCGATCCGCTTCTTCTTCGGCCGCGTGGTCGTGTCGCCCGTCGCTGCAAGGTAGTAGCCGGCCGTTCCCTGCGCCTTGAGCGTGATGCTCACGTCGGTCCCGAATGACACTTCGGGCGGTTGTAGGATGCCTTGGAAGCGAGGAGAGCGAACGCGCCCATCCTGCCCAGTCGAGTAGCCAAACTCGACCTCGATGGCGCTGACCGCGTACTCCATGATCGTCGAGTCGATGATCTTTCGCGCCTCATCGAGAGGCGGTGTCAGTTGGATCTCGATCTCCGGCACACGTGACGTGTCGAGCTTGAGCGTCAACGAGGACAGATACGCCAACGAACTGAGGGATAGGCTGCGCTCCTCCCCCGTAGCAGTGAGACCGGTCAGCTCGACTGGTTTGAGGCCGGTCGGGTCATCCTGCTCCCCGTGGGTCCACAGCGGATAACGCTTCTCGTCGCGCGTGCCGGGCTTCTGGACGATCCACGCCAAGAAGTACGGACTGCTGAAGTCGTAGCGCTGGAACGACACGGCTCACCTCAGTTTTTCGTAGAAGCGAACAGCGTGCTGTTGACGTAGGTCGGCGAGGGAATGCGGATGACCGCTCCGGGCTGGAGGTCGGTCGGCAAGATGTTCATGTTGTTGGCGACCGCGATGACCCACCAGAGGTTCGGGTCGCCGTAGTACCGGTTGGCGAGGTTGTCGATGCGATCCAGCACCTCGACCCGATAGTAGATGTCGGCGGGGCTGGTCGGAACCGACGGAAGGTTGTCTAGCTCCCAGAACTCGACACCGTTGACGGAGACGAGATCCTTGAACCGCAGACGGCTCTTGCGAGGGACTGAAACGGACACGGGTCACCCTCCTCCCGGTACGATAGCCGGCGTAAAGGTAGCGCCGACAAGAGGTCCACGCGCCGCCGCTGCGCGTCCGGCGGGCGCAGGCGCAGAAGACCCTATCGAGATACGGTCGCGGACTTCACGCATGACCGCCGTCTGCTCTCGGAACAACGCGAAGTAGGACTCGACCCACGCGGGGTTGTTGGTCGCCGCCGCGAGGTTGGACATCGCCTCCTCTTTCTTGCCCAGTGCGCTCGTCTTGGTGGCCGCAGCCCGAGCCTTCGGCGTAGGTGCCACCGGCGGAGCAGCAGCGGCAGCAGGGGCAGCAGCGGCAGCAGTCGGTACCGTCGTAGCAGCGGCAGCGGCAGCGGCAGCGGTTGCCGACGGTGCGGGGGCAGCGGGAGGCGGAACCGCCGAGGCCGCAGAAGCCTTCTTCGGTGTCTTCGCAGCAGAAGTGGCAGACGGAGCCAAGACCTGCTTCGTGTACGTCGGGATTACCGAGTCAGGGGGGAGGGTAGTTGCAGACGGAGCAACGCCGGCCGCAGCAGCTTTCACAGCCGCTTCGGCTTTTGCCGCTGCTTCGGCTTTCTTCTTAGCCTCCTCGCGTTTCTTCAAAACATCAGCGGGAAGCGCCCATGCAGCAAACTGATCGATTTTCCCGTCGATCCAGTCGAAGAACGACGTGATCGACTTCCTGAAGGTGTCGAAGCCTTCTTTCACGAAAGTAATCATGTCTGACCCGAACGTCTTCAAGTTCGTGAACAGATTGACGAAAAAGTTCGCAAACCCGCCGAAAACAGTGGAGATTACCGAGCCGATGAAGTTCAGCCCTTTACCGATGAAGTCGAAAACCCCCGGCATCATGTTGTAGACGTAGGTAGCGATGCTTGAGATGGCTCCCGAAACAGCGGAAGTGAATGTCCCTACCCACGAGAACAAGATGTCTCCTAACGTCGTGATGAGCTTCCAAGTGGTCCCTACCACACGTTCGACGATCTGAACGATTGTGCCGATGGTCTGGGTCACAATCGTCACGCCGAGCTTGATGGCGTTTATCATCGCGTTGTAGACGGTGAGAACCACGTCGAAGACAGTCTTGATTTCAGAGGCTGCCGACGGAAACATCTTCATCAGCGCGTCGCGGACACCGACGATCAGACCGGTGACGAGGTTCTGGATCATCGTCAGCAACGCGTTCACCGCGTCACCAAACCCGTAGATGACCGTATCGAGATGCGTGATCAGCCAGCCCAGCCACTTCACGGGGAGCACGTACATCACGTAGAGAAGCCCGGCGCCGAGCATGGCCCCGGCCTTGCCGATGAACTTTCCGATCTCCAGCAGGGCATCGGAGAGCCAGTCGACCAGATCCTGCGTCTGGTTGGGGAACATGATGAATCCGGCGGTGAGTCCTACGAGCGCAGCGATCAGCGCAACAATCGCACCGGTCGAGGAGAAAACGGCTGCGCCGATACTCTCGATGATCGGGAGGATCGTCGACATCGACGGCAAGAACCCGCTGACAAAACTCAAGAGCGACCCGAGGCTGCTCGCAAGAGACAGCACGATACGAACTATGCCGCCGATGACGCCGCCGAGCGGACTCATGGCGGTCAGCAGACCGCCAAAAAGAATAGGAAGACTCGTGAGGAAAGAGTCGTTCAGCTTCTCGGAGAACGTCTTGTTTGGGTCTGCCCAGATGTCCGTGATGCCTTTCCACCACCCCTTGAAGTAGGCGACGAGCGTCTTCTTCGCAAAGTCGAACGCTTTACGGATCAGCTTTCCAACAGAACCGCCGATGATCTGCGCGTCGGTCGCCGTGTTTGCGTCGAGAGCGCCCGTCAGGCCAAGGGTGTAGCCCTTGGCGACGTCCTTCATAAAGGCTTTCGCGTTCAGGAATGCGTTCTTTAGCGCCGTGAGGATCTGGTTCGCAACCTTCGTCGAAGCGCTCTTGTCCATCGACTTCTGGAACGAACCGGTGAGGAGGCTCCGCAGCCCCTTCGCCAAGTACGTCACCGCCGTCTTTGCAGCGTTCGGCAGAGTCTTGGTCAGGAAGTTCAGTACGATCTTGCCGACTTCAGCCAGCGCCGCATCCGTGCTCTTTCCAGCAGCCTTCAACGAAATGAACTTCGCACCCAGCGCGGCTACGCCGGCCGTCAACAAGCCGAATGGGCTCGTGAGGTTGATGCCAGCCGCACGGAGCTTCGCCAGCGGCGAGAGCAGTGTTTCCGCTGTGGAACCGAGAGCCACCAGCGGACCCTGCATGTCCGTCGGGAACAACCCAGCGGCGCCGAACTTCTGCACGTCAGCCATGCGGTTGACGAGAGCACCAAGCGGCCCGCCTTTCGCTGCGGTGTCTTTCAACAGTTTGGAGAAGTTGTTGAAGGACTCCTGTGTGGAGTTGAGGAACTCCTTGGTCGAAATCGTCGTCAGGCTTCGGAACCGCTGCATGAAGCCTTGCTGCTGACGCTCGAACATCTCCGCTGCCGTGAGGCCGGTGGAGAACCCTTCCTTGGCGACGTTGCCCGCAGCCTGACCCGCCGCCTTGACGAGATCGACGGTCTTCATCTTGAGGAGCGCTGCGCGACCCTCGGCGGACTGCATCATCTTGGCGATGTCTTCGCCGGCACCACCGAACGCTTTCCCCACATGAGCACGGAAGAACTCGATGGCAGCGAGACGTTGCGGCTCACTGAGCTTCTCGACTTCGGTTGTGAACTTGTCGAGGAACTCGGCCGGGTTTTCACCCATCGACCGGAACGCGGCTTCAACCCCTGTTCCCGCTTTCCCGAGTTGGGAGGTCAGCTCTGGAAGGGCGGTTGCGGCACCGGCAGCGAGGTCTTTGAACTGCTCCTTGTTCTCGGTGAGTCCCTTGGCGACAGCCATCGCCACTTCCATCGCCTTCTTGCCGTCCTGCTTGTACGTGTAGAACGCGTTGGCGACGCTGATGATGCCGTTGGCGTACGACTTCAGTTGCTCCGGCTTGTCGCCCAGTAGCTTGCGCTTGGAGAGTACGGACCCGATCTCGTCGATCTGGCCGAGAGAGTCCGTCAGTGTGTTGGAGTCCTGCCCGAACTTGATGAGGCTGTTCGTCAGCCCGGCCATGTCTTTCGCCGAGAGACCTGCGCTCTTGGCGATGTTCATCACCGAGTAGGAAAAGTCGTCGCCGGACTTCCCGGTCACTTCGGCAAACTTGGCAAGAGTCGATGCCGAATCGATCCCCATCTCTTTGAGGATGTCCGCTGCTTTCAGGTCTCCTGCCGCAGCCTCGAACCCGTAGAGCGCCTTTCCGGCCTGCTCGGCGCCGATGTTGAGGCCGTAGGCCATCGACGCTGCCTGCGACTTGAACTTCGCAAGGTCGGCGCCTGTCTTGCCGACCGATACGCCGAACTTCCGCAGGTCTTTGTCGTACCCGGTGAACGTGCTCTCCAACGACGACGTCAGCTCCATCCCGCCGACGCCGATGTTCTTGAGCTTGTCGGTCAGGTCATCGAGCTTGTCGAACGACAGCGCCGACAGCATCGTCTGGAAACGCTGAAGACTCAGCATCTCCTTGCCGAACGACTTGAACTCGCTCGTCAGGTCACTGAGCGCCCGCGAAAGCCCCGCGTCCTTTGCTCCGAAAGAGAAGCCTAGTCCGAAGTTGAGGGCCATCTCGACGTCTCCTACGGGGCGATGGGGCGCCGTTCAGCAGTACCACGCTACGGCATCAGCGTCTCATGCGCGACCGACTGCTCGACGAGTCTTGGCGCATCTTCTCCTCTCGCTTCTGCTCTAGGTCGACTTTCTTCAGGATCAGGCGGTGTCGACGGGTCAGGGGCATCTCCATGATGTCGGCGTAGGAGAGCCCCCAGACCTCCATCAGGTAGAAGATTTCGTCTTCAAGCCCCTCTGGACCCGATCCGGGAAGAAAAAACCCTGCTGCCCCAGATCAAGCTCGCGCTTGAAGTCGTGGCCGCACGCCGGGCAGGTCATGTCGAGCGAGGTGTCCACCCCGCCGTCCTTCTCCTCCAGCATCGCGCGGAGAGCCTGACGGTCACGCCACGACAGCGACTTGACGTCGAGCATGGTCGGAACCTTGCCGTCAAGCATCTCGGTTCGCGCGAGGAGCATGGCCGAGGGCTTCTCCTCGTCGGGAACCTTGGCGACCTTGTCCTCGTCAGCGCCGACGCCGAGGCGGAAGCGGACCTTCTTGCCCGACGGCAAGGTCTCGTCGAACACCCGGCGCATCGGGTCCGGGAGCTTCTTCACTTCGAGTTCCCCGAGGTCGAGGATGAAGTTGCTCTTGGCGCTACACGCCGGGCACGTCTCCTCGACCGGAAACTCGTCACCGAGCGACGTCCGGCGCAAGGCGATGATGAGGAACACGCGGTCCCCGATGGGAAGCTGGCTGACGATGGTCGGGAACGTGGTCTTGTCGGTAACGGTGCCGATGCGCTCCAAGCAGTTCGACACGATGGCGTTGATCTTCTTCTGTGGCGACAGCTTGTTCGACGCCAGAAGGTCTTCTTCCCGGCCCGTCATCTCGCGGAGGTGAACCTCCGTGTGGAGCGTCCCCGTGTTGTCGATGAAGCCGCACGGAAGCTCGTACATCCCGTGCGTGGACTTCGGGGTCTCCAGTTGGTTCTGGATGACGACTTCCGCGAACGAGATCTTCTTGTTGTCAGCCTTCTCCGTCATTCGGTCCTCCGAGCAGCGGCGTCGACCAGTGGCGACGCTTCAGCCTCATACATGCAGAACAGGGACTTGAGCGCCGACGTGACGGTCAAGCCCTGCCCGTCCACCAGTGTCTTGAAAGTCGAGTAGAGGTCAGCATCGACCCAGATGTTGAGCCGAACGTCCGAACCGTTGTCTTGGTACGAGGAGATGTCGTCGAACCGAGGCTGGTCCGCGACGTACTTGCCCATCAGGAAGCGAACGAGAGCGCCCATGCTCGTCGCGTGACCCTCGTCCCGGCGTTCTTGGAGGCGTTTGTAGAGACGGTCGGAGACCCAGATGTTCACCAGCCGGCGCCCTTGGTCGCCTACGCGCTTCGGGGACACGCTGGAGGCCAGCTCGCACGCCCGGCACAGTAGCACCGAGTTGGAGAGGAGAAGTTTTCCGCCCGCTTGCTCGGGCACAATGAGCCGGGGGCTCACCTTGTGTTCGCTGCCGCAGTTCGCGCACTGGCCGCGCGCTTTTTCGTGGACAGCCTGCGCCCACGCGCGTCGATCAAGCTCGTCGTTCGACATCGAAAGACCTGCTGGGACCATACGGCCCGCGTCCGAGTAGAGCACCGTCCTACCTCACCGATGACGTAAGGGATAGCCGCAAACGGCCCGCGATGGAAGCGGGCGACATCAGTGAGGCACGGGACGAGTCACTCCTCCGGGAGCCAGCCCATCATGCGGAGCGCGCGGCGGTACTCCGCGTCGTCGGCTCGGAGGTCAGCGGGGTGACCGCTCACGGCGCCGGTGCTCACGACCGGGGACGGGAAGGGGTTTCGCATCGGCTGGCCGAGGGGAACAGGGTAGGCGCCGACGTTCGCGGAGGTCGTCTGCTCTTGCTGGGCCTGACGACGACGAAGCAGTTCTTGAACGTCAACGGTTTGCCAGTGGTTCCGCATGGGTACTCCTCTATGCACCGAGGGAGATCTCCTCGATCAGTTCAGGTTGGATGTCCATCTCTTGAATCGAGATCTGCCCGGATGTGGCGTCGAAGTCGGAGCCGGACTTGTAGCGAGTCGGGATGCAGTTCTTGAGGAGGAAGGCTCGCGCAGGAACCTTGATGCCGATCTGCTTGGTCGCCACGAACCCACCGAACATCTGGAGAGACGCGAGTTGCAAGCCCGAGGCAACGCCCGTGGAGACGCCGAGTGCGGCGGTATCAGCACCCGCTACAAGCCCCGCCGCGATGGACAGTCCGGCGGTACCCGCCGTCGCCAGCGCCGCCTGCGTCTGCGTGTTCTGCGCGTTGTCGATGGCTTGTGCCGAACCAACCTTCCCTACGGCCTGCACCTTGGCGAACGGAAGGTTGCGAAAGAAGTGAACCAGCAGGAGCGACCGTCGATAGGTGAGTCCGGCAACCGGGAGAAGCCCGGTACCGGTGGTTCCCTGAATCGCCGTCTGGATCCAGTTCCAGAAGTCGGCCGAGTACCACGTCACACCGCGCGAAAGGGTGATCGAGCCTACGCTCGCGCTCTTGACGACCGTCTTCTTGAAGGGCCAGTTGCCCTCGTTGATGTCCTGTGTCTCGACCGTGATCTCCGGGGACGAGATCGCTGAAAACCCCGACAGCGGCGTGAACAGCGGCAGAGCGGGAGCCAGTTCGATAGGGGCCACGTCGAACAGCCAGAAGTTGTTGTCGCGTAGAGGATCGAGCGCAGCGGGTCGACCTCCGGTAAGGCCGAGAGTGACTGGTCTCGCCACGAAGAACCTCCAAAACAAAGCGCCGGGGATGAGTGTACCTCAAACCCCGACGCTCAGTTTGCCGTTTCGGTTCAGACGCCCGGAACTTCCACCGCCGCATCTTCGACGTCGAAGTATTCGTACGCGACATCCAGCTCCTGAACGGAGATGTCCGAGGACGACGCGTCGAGGTCCGCCGCGACCTTGTGACGGATCGGGAACGCCTCGTACAGGATGTACGAGCGCGAAGCCTTGGCGTCACCGGCGGCGTTGTTCTCCCGCATCGACTTGGACGACGTCGTCGCCGTGGGTCGTGCGTTCGTCAGCACCGAGCGGTTGTAGTGCTTGATCGTCATCGTCGTGCGGTACTCGCCCGACCCTTCGATCACGACACGGAGCCAGTTCCAGAAGTTCGACGATGACGGGGCAACACCCTTCTGGAGGGTGATGTCCGAGACCGTCGTGTTTCCGGGGAACTTCATCGGGTAGTTGAACTGCCCTTCCCGGTACTCGACGGCTTCCGTCGTCGCTTCCGGAGTCGTGCAGGACATGAACCCAGCCGGGACGTTCGCGCCGAACTTCTCCGGTGCCAGCCCAGCGCCCAGCGACCCGTCCGTGGTGACGTGGAACCGCATCGAGTGGAGAAAATCACTTGCTGCTGCGCGAGCCATGCGGCCCTCCTTCAGTCAGTGGTGGTGCGCTGGACGTGCTCAGACTTCGCGGCGCGCGGTGATGACGACCTCGCCCACCACCGAGCGGTCACGGCGAATGAACAGTCCGACCGAGGCGCCGGGGGTCAGGACCACCGAGGCATTCGGGCCGCTCATGCGCGCCACACCGGTCGCGTCGGACGGAATCGTGGCGGCGAGAGTGCCACCGCCGGCAGCCGCCGAACGCACCGACAGGACCGACGAGCCGGGACCGGCGGTGCCGATGAGGGCCATCGCATCGAGGATGCGAACCTTGTACGGCAGCGTGTTGACCGCGTAGATGGTCACGTCGTCGAGCGTACCCGACGCGCCACCCGAGGTCATCGCCTTGCGGAAGGTGACCAGCGGAGCGTCGACCGCCGTCGCGGCGACCGGGTTCAGAGCCACGGCGCCGACCGAAGCCGGGGCGACGACCGACGAGAGGTCAGCGGCCAGCTCGTCCGCCGAAAACTCAACCGACGACGTAAGAACGCCGTCAGCGACAGCGGCCTGAAGGCCGGCCATCGAGGAGATCTCGGCAGGCGAGCGAGTGACGACGACGGCTTCACCAGCCGGGACGGTCGCGTAGATGTCGTTGAGCCAGTAGTCGGAAGCCGAGACGTTCGTGATCGTAAGGGAAGCCATGTGAGTCTCCTTCGGGTGAGAGTACGCAGAACGGGGGGAAAAGGCCAACGGGACCGCATGGTCCCGTCAGCCGTCAAGTTCAGGAGTTGAGCGACTTCTGCTGGAAGCGGAGGCGGACGAACTCGGCGGGCTTGTTCGGGGCAACACCGATGTCGATGATGACCTGACCAGCCTCGATGGTCGCCGACGTGTTGTTCGACTCGTCGCAGACCACGAAGTACGCCTGCGAGGGGTTGAGACCCGCAAAGTACCCGTTGGAGAACAGGTTCCCGAGGAACGAGTCGAGCTGCGCCTTGATGCGCGCCCACAAGCCGGGGCCGTTGTTCTCGAACACGATCCACCACGTCGCGTTGAAGATCGACTTCTCCAAGAACATGAACAGCCGGCGAGCGTTGATGTAGCGCCAGTCGGGCACGTTCGAGATCGTCCGCACACCCCAGACCGCCAGACCCGTCTGCGTCGAGGCGATGAGCGGATTGATCTTGTTCGGGTACACGACGTCGCGGTCGGCCTGCGTCGGGTTGGTCTCCAAACCAACGAGGTACGCGAGGGCGCCGTCAACCGTACCGCCGGGGGACTTGCCGACGTTCCGGTTCGCGTCCGTGCGCGCGTACACGCCCGCGATGTGGCCGAGCGGCGGCACAAGCACCGGGCGGTTGTTCTGGAGCGGGTCGATGACGCGCACCCACGGCCAGTAGAGCGCCGCGTAGTCCGAGCTGCGGTTGAGGTCGAACCGGTACCAGTCGACCGCCCGCTGCGCCGTGTAGCCCTGCGGAGTCGTGAGGATGATGAACCGGTCGCCGCCCGAAGGCAGCGAGGTCCGCATCGCCGCGTAGTCCAGCAGATCGCTCGTGACGATCAAGTTTCCGGCAAAGTCCGGCACCGCGATCTGGAGGATCTCCTCGACCTTGTTGAAGGCATAGAGACCCTCATTGTCAGCCGCGAGCGCAGTCATGTCGGTGAACTGCGAACGGCCCCAGTGCGTCGAGTCGAACGTGCCTTCCGTACCGACCTGATAGTCCTTGTCTGCATCGCCGAACGTCTCGACGTGGACGGCTTCCGCCGGCTTCGAGCCGTAGGACACCACGACGAGGGTTCCGCCCTTGATGAGATCCTTCGTCGTGAAGTTGATCGCACCAGTGGTGTAGTTGACCGTGTTGACGGCCGAGGCGACGACCGAGCCAGACAGACCGCCAAAGCCGTCGTCCGTGATCGTCTGCGTCGCGCCCGATGTGTTGGTGTACGTGACCTTCACCGTGCGAGGCTGGATCGGCTTGTCGAGCAACGTGGCCGAGAACGCCTTGTTGCCGGCCAGTCCCGTACCACCGCCGAGCACCATCGAACGAAGCACGCTGTTCAGTTGGAGGGGTGCAACATTCCCAGCGGGCTCCGAAACCGTGATGTATTCCGACAGCTCGTTGACGACGTCCGCGAAGTAGACGGGCGAGTCAGGGTTGTCGAAGACCATCTCCTCGTACTGCTCAACCACGACGAAGCTCGACGTGGACGTCTCGCGCAGGAGCACGAGCATGTCGAACCGCGAGAACGACGACGTTGCTGCGTCGAAGAAGTCTGGCGAGCCCGCGATCTGCACCTGAAGGTTGTTGCCCCACGCGCCGACGGAGATGGGGTCCAAGTTCCACGCGTTCTGCTTGTAGGACGCGAGGTACGGAACGAACTCATCCGCGAAGTCGAAGGGGTCGATCTCGAAGTCACCCGTCGAGTAGTCGACGGCGCCGGGGCTGGCGACGTTGCCGGTCCAGAGACCGGCCTCCGACTCCGTCGTGGGAGCGACAGAGAAGATCGCTGCGGACACCGACTCCGCGAGGACGATCTTCACCGGCGCCGCAGAGTTGGGAACGAGACGGATCTGATCTCCGTTCGCGGCGCCGTCGACCTCAACCGCCTTGACGAGGAGACCCTCAGCGCTGTTGATGGCTGCGATGGTGGCCGCGCGAACGGTCTCCACGGTGTCAGCCGCAGTGAACGGGATCGGGATACCCGTCGAGGCGCCGTTCTGATCGTACTCAAAGACGACCGCAGGCCCGTCGCCAGTCGTGATCTCGAACGAGTCGCCGTCAACCAGATCGGAACCGAGGGCGACCCGAATCGAACCGCAGCCGTCTTGAATGACCAACGTATCCGAGAGAGGCGTGAAGTCGACAGTGACGTTGGCGCCCGTGTCAGCCGCGACCGGAACGTAGGTGCCGTACAGCCGGATCGAAAACCGGCCCGACTTGTGATCGAACGTAGCGACCAGCCCGTCGACGGCGTCACCGACAGAGGTCTGCACGATGGACGACGTTCCCGCTGGAATCGGGATGGCAACCGCACCTACCACGTCCAACGTGAGGTTGACGGTGACGGTCCCGCGCGCCACGAGGTCGAACTCCGTCGAGATCTCGGCGAGGCCCGCCGGATCGATGCGACCCTCGTAGGAAGCGACACTCTCCTCCAGCGTAAGGTCGGCGCTGTCATCTCGCGTGCGCGCGACGCTGCCGGTGACCGGGCCACCAGCGGACGACGAGGACCGCAGTTTTACGGTGATGGAGCCCGGAACCAAGGGTCCGGCGCCGCCTGCGGTCTCGAAGGTGCCGACGATGGGGTCCGTGGTGCCGTCACCGACACCGACCTCGACGTTCGTGAGGGCCGACTGAATCTTGGCATTCGCCGCGACCGCATCCGACGGGGGAACGCGGACCACATAGGCCCGACGACCGCCGTTGGCGAAGAACGCCGCGAGGGAGAGCGGCATGAAGCTCTCCTTCACCAGCCCACCGAACGTGCGCGTGAACTGCTCGTAGGACTGAACGAGGACCGCTTCGTTGGCTGGACCGCGCGAAGCGTAGCCGATGATGCCGAGGTTCGACGTGGTGACGCCGGGAACGATCTGGGCGGCAGTCGGAACTTCTTCGACGAATACGCCGGGGGAGAGATAGTCAGCCATGTAGGACTCCTGAGTCTGGAATGGTCAGTGGGTCAGATCTTGGAGGTGGTCGCCGGGGCGGCAGGGTCCGTGGTCGTCTTCGGCGGCTCCGTCTTCGGAGCGTCAGCCTTCGGAACGTCCTTCAGGTCCACCTTGGACTTCGGAGCCGCCGGCTTGGCCGACGGTGCGGCCTTCTTCGGTGCCGGAGCCGGAGCAGCGCCCTTCGCCGGGCGGGGCTTGGAAGCCGTCGCAGGCTTCAGCGTGGAAGTGCTCGCACGGAAGATCAGGAGCCCCTGCTTGACCAGCGACTGAAGCGAAGCCGAGGTGCCGACCGCATCGTCGACCTCCGTCCACGCCTTCGAGGGGAACATCAGAACCGCACCATCGACGGTTGCGTTGAGAGGGCCACGGGTGGTGTTGAAAAACTTTGCCATCACTTCCTCGTCAAAGTCGTAGTGGCCGGCTGCGTCGCTGTCCGCGAAACGGTCGGGTTGGAGAGATCGTATTCTGCTTCGACTCGCACGGTCACCGCAAACTGAATGACCCGCTCGGAGATACCGAGGTTGTCATCGAGGTTGACGATGCCTTCGTTGAACGCTTCGTAGGACCGGTACTCGCCGGTGGAGTCAGGAACCCACACCTGTCCGTAGGTCGGCCAGATGCGAAGGACGTGATCGAGCATCAGGTTCGCCGCGCGACGACCAGAGCCACCGCGAAGCGAGTTGTAGATGTTGATCGTGTAGGTCAAGTCGTACGGCGTGGCCTGATCGCGCATCTCCATCCGATCAGGACGGACCTGCACGCCTGTCGCCGTCAAACCGGGAACGTAGAGCGCAGTCTTCGCCGGAGCCCGGTACTGCTGCAAACCGGGGTGCAAACGGTTCTGCGCGAGAGCGATGTCGTCGCGTGAAATGACGAACGCCGGGTACCGGAAGTTCGCGTAGAGGTCTTCCGGGAAGTTGAAGTGGACCGGGATGCCGGGGTCTCCCGACGGCGGCTCCACTCCTTCAATCGTGATGTAGTAGCGGTCGCCGATAACCCGCGCGCCCAGTGTCTCGACAACGCCTTGGTCAAAAGACCGTAGTTCGACGCTGCCGTTCGGTCGCGCCCCCATCGCCTGTTCTTGAAGAACGGTGGGGTCGGTTGTCACGAGCTACTACCCCTCCTCTTCCTCGGTGCCTTCGATCATCGACTCTGCGATGCCGAGCACCATCTCACCGAAGCCCATCATCTTCGCGCGGCCAACCCACTCAGCCGTGCCGGCGAGGTCTTCCTCGTCGGGGATGTACGGGAGCGTCCCGTCTTCGCCGAGCTGGTCAGCGATGTCGAACACCATGTCGACCGCGTCGTCCCCGTCGATCTCGAACTCGTCTTCGAGCGAGCCGGCGATGGACAGCATGTAGTCGATCAGCACGTCGTTGACGTCGGAGACGTTGTCAGCGCCGCCTTCACCGGCCTTGCCATGTTCGTGGTCGGTCTCGACGCTGGAGTCCGGTCCCCACGCCTCCTCATCTTGCTCCGCAAGGCGCTTTCGGATGCTCTGGAGCTTCTCAACGATGTCTGCACGCATGGAACGTCCTCCGTACCGGATGTCTCTTGTAGCCTACTCAACGAATCTTGTCTTGGAACTGGCCGAACGACTCGATGACGGTAGCGGGAACGAACTCCTCCGACAAGGTTCGCCACTTCATCCAGCCGGTGTATTCCGGATCGAACAACGCCTTCCCGGTGCTGTCGTCGAGGAAAAGCTGCGCGACCCGCTGTTGAACCGAGACTAGGGCGGGACGCCAATGGGCGACGGCCCTGCTGCCACCGAGACCGTACTCCAACCGCAGGGCGGTGTAGGTCAGGTCCGGGACCGCCTCTGCGCCCACGACCGGCTCGATGCGAACGCCGGCCTTGTTGAGCGCCCCGGTCCACTCGCGACGCTTCTTCTGGATCTCCTGCCGAACCAGCTCTACCTCACGTTCAGAAACACGACGCTTCCGCATCTCGACGTTCTTCTCGGGAGGCTTGAACGGAAGGGTGTCGGCGGTCCACGGTTGGTACTGGAGAAGGATCTTGACCTCGGGAGGAAGCCTTCGTCCGGTGTTGCGCTCACGGAAGTAGAGGATGTCCCTCGACGAGTCCGTTTTCTCGGAGCGAGCCTCCTCGACGGTGACGGCAAAGACCGGCTCTGTCGTCGGGAACTGCACGAGCTTGAGCGCGGACTTGTAGGTGTTGTAGGCGGGGCCAGACGGGATGGCTGAACGCACGTCGTCGAGCATCGTCTGTGCGGCCGTATGGGCGATGAACCGCTTCAGCAGATTCTGGCGCTCGACCAGATTCTTCCGCATCATCTTGAGGACGGCGAGCGTGTTCTTGTCGGGCTTCGCCGTGGCGGTGATGCCTACCTTCGGCATCAGTCATCCCCGAGAAGGCCGCGTTCCCTATCGATCTTGGCAAACTCGGCTTCGGTTTCAGCGATGCGCTCCCAAACCGTAGGCTTTCTTCGAGGGAGAAGGTCTGCGAGCGATCTGGTCTGACCGTTCCCGATGTTGACCAGCGGGGACGTTCCCGGCGGACGAGTGAAGTCCACCGGAGTCATCGTGGGAAGCGACTGCTTGTGGCGCTCGCACACGCCGAACCGGCGCACTGAACCGGGCTTGGCGATGACCGCTGCCGGAGTGTCACCGCAGATGAAGCACCACTGATCGAAGGCCGACATCGGGCCTTCGTACTCGTGGAAGTCGTCCCCAATGAGGGGCGATCCGCACGGCGTCTTGGCCGTGCATCGATCCCCCGGAAGTCCGCCGTCACGACCTTCCCAGTATTTCTGGCAGGTCGCGCATACCGTCGAAAGGCCGCTCTGGACAGCCAGAGCGATCTTCACATGGTTAAGGGGCATCCGTACCTCAGACGCCCATCTTGGCGACCTTGAGCGCCTTGGCGGCGCGGGAAGCGGTGTAGTTCTTCATCGCCTTGATGAGAGCCGCCTTGTTCGTGGCGAGCTTCTTCAGCATGGCGATGAAGATCTCCTGATGACCCTCGTCGCCGGGGTCCATGCCCACAGCGTCCATCGCAAGAACGAGCTGCGGAACGAGAACCTTCGGGTCGCCCGAAGCACCCTCGTCCATCTCCTCGATCAAAGAACGCATACGGTCGGTGATGTTCACGGTCGTCTCCTTCAGATGGACGTCACGAGCTTGCGCTCGGGAGTCTGTTGCGTCGTGCGCCGCAGCGCGCACTGGAACCCGATGAAGTGCGTGGTATCGAACACCACGCCGTCTTCCTTGGCGTCTATCACGGAAAAGTACAGGCCCGCATCCGGGATGGCGAACCCATCGACCGCAAACTGTTCGTTCCAGTAGGGGGCGTTCCAAACGCGGACGATGTCAGACTCGCCCGGCGGAGCGAGCATCCCGACGCGCTCAACTTCGGTCCTCGACAGGAACAGCGACGCATCGAACGACGACGAGTATCCCTCCATGCCGGCCGATGGGGACTTGTCGGGGTAGGTGAAGAAGCCTTTGAGGCGGTACGGCCCCTCAAACGCACGCTTGACCGGCTCGTTGTAGAGCGGGTCGACGATGGACTTCTTCTGGTTCTGCGTCCAGTAGAGAACCTCGGTGCCGACGACGTTGATGTGCTCCTGCGAGACCGAGTCGAACAACGCCTTCTCGGCGTCTCCCAAACCAAACGCTTCCCCCTCCTTCATCAGGGGCATGGGCGCGCACGGGGAGCAGGCGCCGGTCGGAAACGCCATGAGGTACGTCGACAGAGGCTTGCACTTCATACTCATAGGGCACCTCGGACCATACGGACCCGTCAGCCGGTGATGAACCCGATGGGCATGGCGCTGTCGCCAATCTCCTCGTTCAGCACTTCCATCTCGGCGTCGGCCTCGCTCAAGAGCGTAGCTCCGTCGAGACCGGTCGAACCTTGCGCCGTCGGGTACTGGTCGTACTTCGAGCGAACGCGGCCGAGATCGCGCTTCGCGCACGCGACCGCGTACCGACGAACGAGGTCGAAGTCGCGCTGGTTGAGTTCAGTCAGGTTGAACGTGTTCGACGAGTAGTAGACGATGGCGCGCGGCGTCGTCGGGGAGAGCCTGCGGGGCAGGATGAACAGCGTGCGGTTTTCCTGCCGCCACTCGGGGTCGGCGCCGATGATACGCCGGGCCATCTCCGTGTACTGGAGCACCTGCTGGTACGACGAGAGGTAGCCGCCAGTCTCGCCTGTGTTTCCAGCGCCGTAGTTTCCCCCGTATCCGAACGGGACCATCATGTTCTCATTCGGCCAAGCCCATGCCCACGGCGAGGCGTAGGGGCTCATGTCGTAGTTCGAGAACGGGAAGATCACCTCAGTCACGACGTCGACGTCTTCGGGGAGCTGGTACTCGGTGACGTCTGGTTGAAGCTGGAGGAAGTATTGGCGGATGTAGCCCTTCTTGGCGGCGAACCACCGAAGGGCCATCGCGATCACGTCCTTCAGATGCTCCTCGGTCAGTTCGACCTTGAGAAGCGGCGCACCCAGCCGTCGGAGGATCCACCGGGAGAGTTCGTCCTCGTCAATCTTGTTCGACGGGGAAACCCCACAGCTCATGGACCCTCCAAAGCCGCCTACGGTTCAGGCGGCAGTTCCGGCGATGCGACGACCTTCTTCGGACGTCCGCCCTTCCGCTTCACGGGGGCAGCGTCCGTTGAAGGCGCATCGGTTTCCAGCGTAGCAGGCTCCTCTGGGAGAGGCACCGTGTCACGCGATGCCGTGGCGAGCGCGTCCCTGAACGCGATTGCAGCGGCTGGAGCAGGTACCGACACGACTACCGGCTTCGGGTCCGGTACGCCGATCTCACGAAGCAGATGCGGCGCGTACTGCGCGTACTGGTCCCCTTCGAGGATGTCGATGTCATAGACGCGACCGTGGCCGGGAACGATCACGATCTGAACGTCGGGGTTCTTGCGAAAACGACGTGGCATAGGGTCAGCCCTCAAACAACGGGTACAGCGCGTCCGCAAGGTACACACCGGCGAGGTGGTCGGACGGGAAGTGGAGCCCGGCACGGATGCGGTTCTGCCCGACTTCTTCAGCCAGCGCCTCCAAGCGCGGGCGAATGGTCGGGTAGCGGTCTCCGTAGAGACGCGCGAGGAACCGGGAAGCGAAGCTGTGCCCGGACGGGTAGGCCGGCGTCTGCGCGACCTCCGAGTCCAGCACGACGAGCGGAGTGCCGTAGTGGTCGGCAACCTGTTCTGGGCGCGGACGGTCGAACTTGAGTTTGTAGAACTGGCAGATCGTAGCCAGCTCGCTCGTGAGCGCGTCGAGATCGGCGCGCTCTGCGTTGGAAAACTTCAGTCCCTCCTGCGCGCACGCGTCCGCGAGAAAGTCCGAGAAGAAGTCCTCGAAGTCCTCGTCCTGTTGAAAGATGCGCTGCTCCAGTTTCGGGGTGATGCCCTCCCCGGCCATCCGAACCAACGCAAGTTCCATCCGCGTTTCGAGGCTGCTGTTGCTCGGCGGAGGCTTCAGGTCGAGGAGCTTCCAGTCGGCGCGAAAGCGGCGCACAGGCCGATCCGTGTACGCCCGCTCGGAGCCTCGGATGGGTCCGTAGCGAAGGTCGTCGAGCGAAGGCTTCTCGGCAGCGATTCTGGGTTTGCGAGGCATCAGACCTCCTCCCCCATGCTCTCGGCAAGGATCTCCAGTGCGGAGCGCAGGTCAGCGACCATCGCCTCCAAGGTCTCCACTCGGGCCAACGCTTCGCGGAGGACCATACGGGGCGACGGCGAGCGCTGGGCAGGCGCGGGGACCGCCTCCTCGACATCGTCGTCCGTAGGTTCGTCTTCCTCGGACGCGTCTTCCGGCGCGTCTTCCGCCTCGTCATCGTCCGGGTCATCCGCATCGCCGTCGAAGCCGGTGCGGAAGCCCTCGGTCAGCGCGGCGATGTCGGCATCGGCATCGGTGTCGGTGTCGGCTGGTGGGGGCTCCGGTTCCGGTTCAACGGGCGGGAGGATCGCGATCTTTGTGCGGCTCGGCAGAGGCTTGTTGTCCACAGCGCCAAGCTGCGAAAGCTCGGCGAGGACGTCAGTGATGCGGCTCATTAGTCTGGTCTCCTGACAGGACTAGACCACGACAGCCGACAAAGAGAAACGGCAGGAAAACAAAGACCCCACGGGGTTACCGTGGGGTCGATGTTGCGGAAGCCGCGAGCCTCGTTCAGAGGTTCGTCACACGCATCTGGCCGTAGTATTCCGGGCGAAGCAACTTCTTCGCGTAGCGGGTACGCATCGCCTTACGGAGCGAGAAGTCGTTCGGGTCGAGGAAGGTCTGCGTGACCTGAAGCGGAATGTACGGCGCCCAGACGTAGCCAGCGTCGAGGAAGCTGCCGCCCTTGAGGCCGATCAGCATCTGGTCGCGCTGGAAGAAGGGATCCTCGTACACCATCCACTTGTTCTGGAGGGTGCCGACCTTGTAGATGCCGAACTGACCCTGCGCCGTCAGAGGACGGGGCATGTCGGCCGGACCATACGGGCTCTCGGCGCCCGAGACGTAGGCGGCGCGGAAGTCGCCGTGCGTCGTGAGCTGGGCGAGCAGCGCCGACACGTCGGGCGACGTGACGATGAAGTTCGCGGGCGCGCGGAGGGTCTTCTTGTGGATCTGGTTCGACACGGTCGAGATGACCGTGAGCATCGAACGCAGGTGGTCGAGTTCCGAGATGCCAGCCGGCGGCACGCGGTCGAACGAACCGGTGGTGCTGGTCGAGTTCTGGAACAGGTCGTCGATGATCTCGCGGTCGATCTCCAGCGCCATCTCCTGCGCGACGGCCGAGACGATCTCCGTCTCAGCGTCGATGCCGTGGAACGCGCGGAGGTCTTCAGCAGCCTCGCTCGACCACAGAGCCTTCAGGCGGCGGGGCTGGGCCTCGACCGGAGCCTTCTTCACGTCGAGCTTCATCGACGGGATCTTGGTGTTCAGTTCGCCGTCGTAGCTGTAGAACGCCTTGATCGGGTTGCCGTTCGCGGGAGCAACCGCAAACTTGAAGCCCGTGACCGCGCCGTTGGCGTAGTTGATCGTTCCGGCCGAAGCATCGCCCGAGAAGCCGCCACCACCGTTGTCCGTGGCCGTCTGCACGACAGCGCCGGTCGTCGCGTTCAGCTCCTTGACCTGCACCGAGTAGCCGGCCGAGGCGTTCAGCGGACGAACCGGGTTGAACGACAGGGTGACCGACAGAGCCGCGCCAGCGCCGCCGAAGGCTGCGCCGTCGCCGGTGGCGAGGATCTCACCCTCGATCTTCTCCGAGGTGTAGTTGCGGTCGAAGTCACGCGGGAACACGGCGCCGCGCTGCGTCGGAGCCTTGTTCGTGTCGTAGATGTAGTCGAGGAAGAAGACCGCACCGACGCTCGCCGTCATCGGCTGCACCGACACGAGGTCGTGAGCGATGAGGTTCGGGAACACGCGACGCAGAACCGGGAAGATGAACTTCGTGAACGAACCGACGTTCACGAGGCGCGTTTCCTCTTCGAGGCTCTGGAGGTGCTGCGACTCGTTCTCCATCAGCACGGCAGTCGTGCCGAGGACGTAGCGGTCACGCTCCGTTCGGTCGGGCAGCCCTTCCAGCAAGTCCTTCCACTTGCGGACGAGAGCGCCGACGTAGGTCTTGTCGGCAATCGTCCGACGCGAGTCTTCAAGAACCAAGTTGCGTGCTTCCATCTGTCTCTCCTCGTTCGTTGAGCGGCGAGCTGGCCGCTCTACATTGTTGAATCGTATCTGAAACTCAGCGGATGATACCACTCAACCGCTTGAGCGCGTCCACCGACATTCCGAGCCCGAGATAGTTTTCACCGTCCGTCCGGCGAGCCCTCGGGGAAGCGCTCTCCGTGAGTTCCTCGGGAACGTGCTCGACTCCACCCCTCATGTTCGAGCGGATGCGAGCACGCACTTCCTGAAGGTCGTCCGAATCACGAACCGGCTCGCGGGCGCTCTCGATGAGCGTGTCGACGGCGGTACGGCTGGCGGGACGCGCCGACTCGACGAGCGAGCGGAGCTTTCCGGCCTTCGGATGGTTGGAGAGACGCTCCTCCGCGTACAGGCGGGTCGTCAGCTCCTTGTTTTCCTGCTGGGCCGCGAGAAGGGCTTCCTCCATCTCCTCGCGCTTGGCCTTCTCGGCCTCCATCATCTTTTCGAGCTTGCGGAGCTTCGCGTCGACGGCGTCCCGGACCTTCTGCTCGGCCTGCCGCGCTTCCGCGACTTCCTGCGCCTTGGAGTCGGCGAGAGCCTTCTTCTCGGCAGCCTTGGCGGCGAGTTCGGACTTCACCTCGGCAACGCGGGCCTTGAGGGAATCCGACGACTCGAACGCCTTGAGGTCGCCAACCAGCCTGCGAATCGAGTCCGCATCCGGGTCGTTGGAGACCATACGTTCCAGATAGAAGCGGTACCCGACTTCCTTCGCCATGCCGGCGAGGGTCGTGTTTTCTTCTTCGAGGGTCTTCAGGCGGAGGTCGCGTTCGGCAACCTGCTTCTGGAGGTCACGGATCTCCGCGTCCTTCCCGGCCACGACCTGCGCCGCGTCTTCGGGGAGCAGGTAGGGACGGAGGACGTTACGCAGCGCGTCCAGCACGGACTTCGCCTTGCCGATCTCCGGGTCGTCCATCAGTTCCTTGCGGACTTCATCGCGCAGGCTGGACCGCATGGTGGAGAGGTTGCCGAGGATCTCCTTGGCAAACTCCTCACGAAGGTCGCCGCTGGGCGCCTTCTTGCCGGCCTTCTCCTGCTCGATGCGGCGCGCGAACTCGATGGCCTTCTCCTGCTCGTCGTCGACGTCGAACTCGACGCCCTCGAACAGGCCACGGCTCTCGGACACCTGCGGGTAGGCATCGACGTCGGCCGGATCGGCAACGAAGTCGAACGTCACCAGCTTGTAGTCCTCCTGCACGACGTCCTGACCGCTCTCGTTGGTCTTGACGCTGCCGAAGCCACGGCTGCTCACGCCCACCGGGACATTCGCCTTGAGGAGCGCGAGCAGATTCTTGCCCGCCTCCGTCGGCATGATCTCGGCCTCACCGACAACCAGACCGTCCTTGATGGAGAGGTCGGTGACGATGTGAGAGACGCGCGCCAGCTTGGTCTGACCGTCCGAAGGATGGTCGACCTCACCGAACACGCGCCGCTCTTTGAGAGCCTTGCCGAGACGCTTGATCTCTTTTTCCCAGACAGGCTTCGGATAGACGCGCTTGTTCTCCGTTGCGATGCCGCACTTGGCGAACTCGCCCCGCAGCTTCACACGGTCGCCGTTGCTCTCCGCGAGGGAGAGACGAACGAAGGAGACATCACTCAGGAGAGGCTTGCTCATGTCAGTACCGCCGCCATCGGAAGTTGCTCTTGAAGGGGGTCCGAGCGATCACGCTCTTGTCCTTCTTCTTCACCTTCCGCGTTGTCCGTCGAAAGGGGTTGAGATCGCGCTTCTCGGCTCCGAACATCTCACGCCGGCCGCTGGAGTAGGCGGTGCGGCGGTGCCGCCACGCCTCCTCCCACGGGGACGTGATCAGTCGTTTCCCGACTCGTCCTCGTCCTCGCCATCCTCATCGTCCTCGTCGTCGGCATTCGCCTCGTAGAGGTCGACCGCGTCGAGAACCGTCTCCAGACCTTCGGCGAAGGCAGCGGCGATGTCCTCGTCCGACGACTCCTCCAGCTTGCCTTCGCTCATCGCCGTGGCGATGTCCGCGAACGACTCCGCGATCTCGCCCAGCTCGCCCGCGACGGCAGCGAACATGCGCTCGTCCTCGGACTCGTAGATGTCCGCCTTCACCCACTCGGTGAAGATGCCGGCCAGCTTGTCCGCGATGATGGCCGCGTTGGCGAACGCCTTCAGAGCCTCCGTCGAATCGAACGCCTCCTGCCGGGTGCCCAGCCGAATCGCCTTCGCGGCAACCTTGGCAGCGCGGCGCTGACCCTTGGCGGTCATCAGGCGCTTCTTGGCCTTCTTCGCAGCCTTCTTGCCCGCTGCGCTACGGCGGTACTTCTTCGCCATCATGCGCTCGGCGGTCGACGTCTTCTGCTGGCGGACCTTCTTGCCACCACGGAGGGCGACACGAACACGACCAGCCTCATCGAGGCTGTCGCTCTCGGCCTGCGGGGCTTCCGTGGACTCCTTGATCAGACCGATCTTGCGGAAGTCTTCTTCGAGGGAAGTGATCACGACGGGGTTCTTCATTTTCCAGTCTCCTTGGCGTCAGTTGAGACGCGCAGCCAGTTTCGCCGCGAAGGCACCTGCAACCTCGAACGAGGCTACCTCAGAGGCGATAGAATCGAACACCTTGGCAATCCGGTCAACCTGACCGAACTCCGCTGTGGCCTCGACCACGAACTCCTTGACCTGCGAAACGTCCGCAAGGAGGTCGGTGACGAAGGACTCCAACGAAGTGATTGCCTCCTCCCCGCCTTCCTGAACGGCCTGTTCGCGGACCTCGCGGACAGTTTGCAGTGCGGCAGAGGCTTGAGACTCGACGGCAGCCAAACGACCGAGAAGATGCTCGACGTCGTCTTGAACCAGCGTCTTGTAGTGCGGAAGCTCGGACGGCTTGGTGGACCCGTCGTAGAGCTTGGTGAACTTCGGGGAAAGCGGGGCGGGAAGCGAGGCGCTCTCGACCAGCGCGGACACACGGTCTTTCCGGCTGTCGATCAGCATCTTCCACGGTCGGTCGGCGCGGCTCTCCTGCATGGACTGGAGCAACTCCCCGTCCGAGATGACGTTTGCAGCGTCGACAAGTGGCGCAAGGGCAGCGACTTTCTCGTTGGCCTGCGCGGTGAGACCACGGATGAACAGGTCGGCCGCAGTCCGCGCTTCCTTCTGGACGTACCGGCGCACGTTCTTCTCGGTCACGACCGTCACCGGAAGATGCTCGGTGCCGAGGAAGTAGATGGCGCCGGCAGCGCTGCTTTCGTAGCGGATGCGCGCAACACCGCCGTCGTCGCTCAAGATGACGACGTTGTCGGGGAACACGCCGAGAACCTGCACGGAGCGACCGCCGAACAGGTTGTGTGACTCCTCGCGGAGCGCCGAAGCGACCTTCGCAGAGATGTCTTGGAAAGACCCGGCCAAGAGCCCAGCCAGCTCGGCCGCAGGGACGAAGGGTAACTGTTGATGGGTCATCAGGGCGTTCACGCTATCCAGAGCAGAAGTTAGCGTCAAGGAAACCGCCGAACTCAACGACGGAACCCGGTCGACCGGAGGTCACGAAGCAACCCGCCCAGTTCCCGCAGTCTCAACTCCATACCACGGTCGTTCTTCAGGAGCATGTTCAACTTTTCGGTGGCCCGCTGCTCTGCGGCGGTGTTTTTCCCCTCGAAAAGCTCACGGTCGGAGATGCCATTCCTCGTCGACAAACCGCGTCGATGGGCGTCCATCCGACGCTGGTGGAGACGGCGCTCGACGAGGTTCATGTTCCGGGGGATGACCAGCCGGGAAGCCTCAGTCGGAGGTGGACCGAACTCGCCTTCTGGAGGGGTTTCCTCTGGGGGCGCCTCCTCCGGGGGTGCTTCACCGGGAACCCCGCCTTCCGGCATCGGCGGTTGAGCCGCAGCCATCGCGTCCCCTTGAGTCTTGGCATCAGCGATGGCCTCGCCGCGTCGCTGCTTCTGGATCTCTTTGATCTCGGTCTCGGACATGCCGAAGACGTTGGAGAGGATCCAGTGCAAGGAGACGAACTCCTTCATCCGGGCAGCGAGGTCGGCCTTGGCGGTGCGAACTTCCATCTGGGCAAGCTCGAAGATCGCCGATGGGACGGTCATGTTGATGTCGTACTCGACGGAGTACGGGTCGATGTTGAGTGCTGACAGGTGAACACGCACGATCTTCCGCAGACCGTTCTTCAACTCACGCTGGATGCGAAGAACCGTGCGAGCAAACCGGACGTCCTCCGACGAGAGAACTGCCCGCGCGACACCTTGCTCTTGCCCGAGATACGCCTTCGGAACCTTGATGGCGGCGAACAGCTTGTCCCGGAAGTATTCGATGTCGTCCATCGCCTGCCACTGGGGCGCACCCAGCGTTTCGATGCGTGTGGAGTCGACGCCTTTGCGGCTCGGAACGAAGAAGTCCTCGTCCTGCGCGAGGGACTCAAACTTCAGGTTGAGCTTCCCGGTTCCGGGGTCAACGAACCGCTTCTTGCGGAAGTTCTGGCGAACGCGGTTGACGAACGCGAGGGCTTCCTGCGGAGGCAGGTCTCCGACGTCGACGTAGAACGCGAACCGCTCCGGTGCCCGCTGGAGGCGGTACACGAGGGCCGCGTCCTCCAAGAGCATGAGCCGCTTCCAGATCCAACGGGCGGCTTCGAGGCTGGAGTGCCCGTAGACCGACCGGCGTTCCTTACCGCGAAGCCGGAAGTGCGCGACTTCCCACGGCTCGAAAGCAGAGATGGGCGCTTGGGTGAGGTCGCCGGGGCCGTTGGAGGGGGACGGGCCGGAAAACTTTGCAGCGAGGATGGACTGGTAGTCGTTCCCGGTGAAGTCGAACCGGCCCTTGAAGTCCTGTATGAACCCGAGGAGGTCACCCTTCGGGGTCTCCAGCCGACGTACCGTGGGGGCCGGCAGGTAGTTCAGACCGCGCACGCCATCTTCGTTGACGAGGATTTCCTCGAAGTCGTTGCCGTACTTGCAGAGCGTTCGGGCGACCTCCCAGATCTCCTCGTCCATCCGAAGGGTACGGTTGAACAAGTCGTCGATGACCTGCTGGACAGTCTTGTCCGGCGACGTGACCCATACGGTCCTGTGCATCACCGAGTCTGGCTGCGTGGCGTCGTCAGCGAGGATGTCGAGGGCGGTCGCGATCTCGCCGTAGTCGTCCATCTCCTCGTAGTCGGCGTACCGAAGCAACAGGTCTTGATCGAGCCGAAGGTACTCCGACAGCGCGTCGTACCCGACACCGGTCAGGACGTCGATGGCGCTACCGTCGATGCGGTCAGACGTCGAACCCTTTGCGATCTGGAGGTTCGCGCGGTCCTTGTCACGGGAGAAGGCGGCAGAGATCCGCTTGGCGACGTCACCTGCGAAACCCATCAGCCCCGTCCCTTCAGCGTCGCTTGAAACGCCGTCAGAAACTCGGGAGGAGCTTCCGACAGAGCCTTTCCGATGCGCTTGGCGAGCGTCTCGGGAGCCGCAGTCATACGCCAGTAGTCCGCAGGGCGCATCCCTTGTTGCTCGATAGCCTCCGCGAAGCGTTCAGCGATGACGATGGCAACCTCGCCGATGATCGGTTTGACGTCGACTTCGGATGCGGTTTCAGCAACAGCCGTGGACTGGGCTTTCGTCGGCTGGATGAGGACGGTGGCCGTGTCCGCCGCCTCGACGGTCAAAGCTCGTAGCTCTCGACGGATGCGTTCAGCGCGGTCAGTCATCGTCCCCACCCTGTCCCACTGCCACGGAAGAAGGGCAACGGCTCCCATCGTTCCAGATTGGTGTTTTCCGTCGCGCCGAGGCTTCCGGCGCCGACCGCTTGGTACTGCTCGGAGAGCCAAGTATCGCCTCCGGAGGCGGAGTGGCGCAAGATCGGGAGTGGCGTAGTCAACTGCTGCTGCGCGAGCGACCAGCACACGCCGGCAAGAGCGTCGGCACAGTCCTTCGACCCGCGCACAGGGTGGTCGATCTTGCGGCGCCGGTAGTCCCGTTGAAGCTGCCGGAGTTCCGTGAGGAGGAGAGGATGCTCATACATGAACACCCGGTCCTCGTAGAGCGCGGTCTTGAGGTTTTCGTACGGCTCGGTGCTCGTGTCGACGGAGAGGATCTTCGCGTTGAAGCCCTTCTGGTTGAGCTGCTGCACCATGTCAGTCGACTGGAAGGAGTCCGTCGTGACCGATGTGATGACGTAGCCGTGCTGGGAGATCTCGTAGATGAGTCGGCGAACGTCGCCGAGGATGATCTCGTCTCCGGGCGGAGGCACCACGCGGAGCATGAGGTCGACGACGTAGATCGGTGCGCGCTCCAGATGCTCGCCGTTCTCGCCGCGACGAACGACGTCCTTGAATCCGGCGACGTGGGCCATGCAGAAGCCCAGCGCGTCGTGTCTCAATCCGATGTCGATGTGGATGTGACGCATCGCGTTGGGCGTGATGCGCGGGCGCAGTACGTTCGCGTACGTGCGCGCGAGTGTTTGCTCTTGCACGGGAGCGACGGCCTTCTCCCATACGAACTGGCCGGGGCGTGAGGGGTCGTGCTCCAGCGACGAAAAGAAGTGCCGGTCGGGGCCGTACATCTTCTTGTCCTGCTCGACGGCGTCTTGGAGCTTCTCACGTCGTTGGATGAACGGGCTGATGCTGACGACGGAGCAGCCGGCGATGTCTTTGATCGACCCTTCGAGGTCACGCTCGAAGTCGTGGATGAAGTCCTCGGGGACGTCGATGATCAGCGTGCCCTCCGGCAGCGTCGGGCGGAGCTTTTCGGCTTCTCCGGGCTCCAAAATCTTCGACGGCGCGGTCTCGTTGCCGACGAGAACTTGGAACTTCTCGGCCGAGTAGTAGTCCTCGGGCTTGACCTCCCACAGCGCGTAGTCCCGCACGAAGATCGTGGGGTCCATGCGGGCCTCTTTGAGGCGCCGGGAAACGAAGTCCTCGTGGGTCGTCTTCGAGGAGGCGATGAACAAAATGCCCGGAAGTTTTCCGGCCCGCTCGAAGCGGGACTTCATACGTCGCTTCAACGAGGAGTAGATGACGTCGGCGTGGTCGACGATCCCCGCATCGGCGTTCTTCCCGCGCTTCGGGAGGAAGTTACCTTCGTCCATGAAAGCGCTGATGACGTTGAGACCGAGGGCCGAGGTGTCGGTCGTCGCGCGAGGAGCCACCCATACCGAGTGCGGGAATCGGAGTTCCTTCTTGGTGGCTTGGAAGGGGAAGTGTTCTTGGAAGTACGGGCTGGCCGTGATCTTTGTCTTGATGTTCTCGAACACAACCTTCGTCGCCAGTTCCTCGTTCACCGAGAAGCAGGCGAGCGTGATGTTCGTGTCCTTGGCGAGGCCGAAGCTCTTGTGGGGGTCTTTGAGGCAGGAGATCTCGTAGAGCACACGGCAGATGCCGATGGAGCAGACGAATGACTTGCCGATACCGATGGCCCCGGTCCAGATCGATTCGTTGTACCCACCCTCGAACAGTTCGATGAGGTCGTCGAGGTACTTCGGGTAGAGCGAGTCGCAGGTGTTGCCGAGGAAGTAGGGGTCTTTGATGAAGGTCTTGATGTCGACGGGTGGGCTCTTGTATTCGATGGACGTCAGGGCATCGAGCAGGCGCGGCGGTGCCTTCTTCGCCTGAAACTGCGTAGCGGCGGACCCGGTCTTCTTCTGATGAAACTCCGCGAGAACAACCCGCAGCGCCTCGCGTTCCTCCGAAGAGAGAGCTTCGAGGTCGTTCCGCAGCCCGGCATCGAGTTCCTCGACAGTGCGAACGCTGAACGTGCGGCCATTCTTCTCGACGAGCATGTTCAGTTCCCCTTGTCAGGGTCCGGGAGTTCGGGGGTGACGTCGAGAACAGCGGCGTCGGCTACATCTTCGGGCAGCGGGGCGAGACGTTCAAGCTGCGAGACCAGTTCGGGATGCCGTTCGGAGCGGTCGGCAATCGACAGCAGCCGTTCGGCTAGACCAAGCACCTTCCGGCGCGACTCTCCGCTATCCAGCACCCGAGCGACGGCCGGGCTGTCCGCGTAGCGTTCGGCGACGTCCGCCATGAGGGTCGTCTCGACGTCCACCTTGCCAAGTTGGCGCTGGTGGATGCCGAGGTCCATCTTCAGTTGGGACGCGGACGAGAGGATCTCGCGAGCGGTTCGGATCTCCTGCGTCATCGTCGGCAGCAGCTTCTTGATGTTCTTCTCGGTCTGGAAGTCGATCTCGATACGCTGCATCTGGATCTTGTAGAGCCGGTGCATCTCGTCGAGTTCGTCCAGCCCGTGCTTCACCTCTTCAACGGCGTTGGCGAAAACTTGGTTGAGCGGCCCGGCGCGCTGCGCGGCCGGGATCGACATCCGGTAGTCGTTGAGCAGGTTGACGAGCGATGGGATGGTCATGTTGGTCATCTCGTTGCGCTCGTTCTGCATCCACTCGGCCACGATGCGCGCAGAGACGCCGTCCTCGACCAGCCGCTTGTGCATGTCTTTGAAGCACTTGCATGATCGCAGGGAGGTGAAGTTGGTCGCCCGGCTGACCGGGCGCACCCGACCGCCTTTTTTTGGAAGCGTCGTCATTGTCAACACTCTAGCAGCGGTGGAGAGGTGGAGCCAACGCCTACTTCGCGGCCCATGAGCGTCCGCCGCCGACCTCTGCCTCGGTCGGGACGTGCTTCATCATTGGAGCCATTCCCTCGATCATGCACTCGTGCAGCAGCGCCTGCGTGGTCTTGGTGAGTTCGGGGTCGTCCCGGTGTTCGAGGATGATCTCGTCGTGAACCATGTGAACCATGCTGGCGTCGGCACCCTTGCCGAGCAGTGGAACGCGCCCGCCGTTGAGCTTCTTCAGACGGTCATAGACGAGCCGGATGGTGTTCTTGAGGCCGTCCGCGCCGGAGCCTTGAACCGGGCTGTTGAAGAACTCGTTGTGCGCCTTCTCGTCCTTGAGGATGCGGCGCCGGCCCCAGATCGTGCGGGTCTCGCGGTTGCGCTTGCCTGAGTCGAGGGCGAAGTTGTGCCACCCGGCGATGCCGCTGTACGCCTCGAAGAACCGTCGCCGGAACGTCTTGGCCTGCGCCTCGGTGAGCGTCACGCCGTAGCTGCCCTTCGCGTAGAGCACCAGCTTCGCGGCCTGCATCCCGTAGATGAAGCCGAAGTTGACTGGCTTGGCCTGTTGGCGCTCTGGCTTGGTGATGTCCTTCTCGGACTTCCCGGTGACGAGCGACGCGGTCGCGTAGTGCGCGTCGCGGCCGTCTTGGAAAACCTTGATGAGCGTCTTGTCCCCGGAGATCTCGGCGACGAGCCGCATCTCGATGTTCGACCAGTCGCAGATCGCAAGCGAGCGTCCTTCCGGCGCACGAAAGCAGTCACGGAAGTCCTTCCCGCGAGGAACCTGTTGAAGGTTCGGCGAGCGGCACGCGTAGCGACCAGCGTCGGTGTACGGGTAGTACGAGCAGTGGATGCGGTGCGTGTCTGGGTGGAGGTGTTCGAGATAGTCCAGCCCGAAGCTCTTGATGGCCTGCGCGTAGCCTCGGTACTCGATGAACTCTCGGAGGACGGGGTACTTCTCTGCGACCATCGCCAAGGACATCTCCTTGGTGTCTTGGATGGGCACGATGGTCGTCAGCCCGGTCTCTGGGTCTTTGATCTTTTGCTTGATGCCGAGCTTCTGGAAGGAGCGCAGCACCTGATCGGGGCTGTCGATGTTGAAGCCGACTGCGCCGAAGCCGGGCAGAGCAACCTGCGCCGACGGGTTCGGTAACTGCGCGAGAAGGCTCTCTCGCAGGCGGACCATATTGGCCCTGTCCGATTCCGTGCGCTTCTTCCACATCTCGACGTCGAGGCCGAAGCCGTTCAGCTCCATCACGGCTTCCGGGAGGATCGCTTGAAACTCCAGTTGAGCGATGCGCGTGAGCCCACCCGTCACGACCTTCGGTTTGAGCGCTTCGCGCAGACGGAGCAGCTTGTCGACGTCGTCAGCGGAGTAGTCGTACTGGCGTTGCGTGAGCGGTCCATCCCAGTCGGACGCTGCGAGGTCGTCGACCTCCGGCGCCTCCCCAAGTTCGCGCTTGTAGAGCGTCCACAAGTCGTGGTGCATCCCCGGAAGACCCGCGTACACGATGTTCGACGCGCGAAACGTGTCGAAGACGCGATTGAGTTCGAGGTCGTGGTGCCAGAGCAGCCACTTCTGGTCGAACTTGAGGTTCTGGCCGACGACGATGGCCTTGGTGCTGCGGAGCGCATCGACAACGGGGCCGAGAGTCCCGGTGCGGTAGAGGTCGATGACGTAGCGCCCCGCCCCGGTGTTGAGGGACATCAGCCGGATGCGCCCTGTCATCGGGTCGACGCTGCCGCCACCACCGATCTTCGCGGTTTCAAGGTCGAGCGCGATGGCGTCGGCCTGTGCAATCTCGCGGGCAATGCCAGCGAGCGGAGCCTCGTCGGTGACGAGCGTGTACGGGCGCACTATGTCCTCCCATGAAAGGGCACTGCGCGCTGTGTAACACGACTTCCAAAGCTGCGGTCACTCTGACTTTGCCGCTCGCGTCTTGTGGTTCTCGACCCAGCTTTCGTAGTCGTCGTCGATGTTGAGGTCTTTCAGGTACATGTAGAAATCCGCATCGGTTCCGGTTACGGCATCGCGCACTTGGTCTGACGACAGCCCATAGTCTTCAGCGTGCTCTCGGACGTACTCGCGCGTGAGTGGGATGAACCGCAGGCGTACAAACGTGTCCACCGCAGATTCCTCCAGCGCTTCGATGACCCCGTCCTCCCGTTGGACGAGCTGGGTCAGGAGCATGGTCTTCACCGACCCATCTCCTTGTCGGAAAGGATCGGCCTCGGCCCAGAACCGCCATACGTCTTTTTCAGAGTTGTAGGCGCCGGTGACGAGGGGGATCGGAGGGAGACCGCCAACGAGGCGTTCTACACGATACACTTGGTCATAGCTAAACATAATCAGTATCCAGCCGGTTTTAGCTGCTTGGCGTGAAAGGTCGACATACTACCCTTCACAGTAACAAGCTCTTCAGGGGTCATGCCGTTGAGCGTGGTCACACCTTTGGCTTTCAGGGCAGCGATCAACTTTGCCGCAAACGCGGCATCATCTACGCCTATTTTCAGCAGCTTACGCGAACTTATACCTTTTCGGAACATTATCTCTAGGTGGTTAGGGATCCCATCGTCTATAACAGGGCGGAATGTCCATCCCTTCCCTTTGCTGTAATCTTCTTCAAAACAGCACCCGTATCCGTCCACGACTTTTTTATTGTCGATCATAAAAGAGTCGAGCCGTTCGAGTTCAGAAGGATCGTAGATAAGAGTTACAGGTCCAGAGTAGCTCGGTGGCTGGTGGGAGCCGTCTTGCGTGGTCACGCGTGCAAAAAGGTACTCTCCACCGCCGGAGCTGAGATCGGCAGATGCGGACGTCCCTGACGGAGGAAGACCGATGAGGCTTCGCTGGATGATGCCAATGCTCCCTCCGAGAACCTGACTCACCAAAGCATCGGTATCGGCCCTGCACCCGACGGCAATGTGGCTGACGGGCGAGTTCTTCTTGATCCTCGCCAAGCGGCCGGGGAGCGCTGGAGCGGACTGTCCGAGAGCCGTCTGCTCAAGGCGAACACTGTCGACGTCCGCTTCCGTGAAGCCCTTTTTCTTCAGGTCCGCCATCAGTTTTCCAAACGTGCGGGCGTTCTTGTCCCCGGCTTTCTCTTGTTTCGAGATCGCGTCCGCTTCCTTCGGGAGGTACGACCAGTGCAACGCAGACGCTTTGAGCATCCGAACATCGTCGGCAGACGGAGTCTTCAGCAAGCGTTCCGCGAAGGACGGATCAACCGCAGCCATCGTTCGTGCGAACGCAGCGTGAACGGTCTCTCCGGGTTTCGGCTGTACGTCGGCGATGACGAGGCCGCGATAGGCCCGCTTGGAATCGTTGTCCGTCCCGATGTGTACGGTCGAGCCGTCGGCGTCTACTCGCCGGGCAGAGAATGTTCCTAGACTTCCTTGCGAGACGCCAGTCGGCGTCCACGCGTCGGTCTGCCCGTCGTACTTTACGACTGGGAACTCATACGACGACGACTTGCCCTTGGTCGCCAGACTGTTCCACACAGCTTCGCGGAGCTTGAAGCTGAAGCGATAGGTCGGGCCTGCCGGTGTTGTCAGGCGTTGAACCTGAATCGACATGTGCTCGACGAGATCGCCATCAGTCATAAACCCCGCGCCGTACCCGATCTGCTTGTTGTCCGCGAGCGTGTGCAGGATGTCCGCGCCGATGTTCGCTGGGAGGTTACCGAGCTGTCCGCTCTCGGGGATTGATGAAAACTTGTCGGACGTCGTGGTCGGGACCGGCGCCGGGATGTCTACCAAGTTCGACTGCTGGGCCTTCGCCGCGTTCGCAGCATCCCACTGCGCTTTCGACACAAGCGCGATGGTGTAGCCGCCCTTCGCAAAGACGGGAGGATTCCCGAGGTCCGAGAACGCCTGCACCCCGTTTTTACTGAGGAACGTCTGGGCATCGGAAACGGAGAGGTTCTTCAGCTTCAGGAGAACCTTGTCCGAAGACGCGATCTCATTTCCATTGGCGTCCTTCGGCTTTTTCTCCTTGTGGATGTACGTCGACTTCCACTCGTCGAAGGTCTTCACATCCCACATCTTCCCGGCCGGTGGGTCGGGAAGTCCGGGCGGAGTCACCGGCTTCGTTACCGCGAGTGTTGGCGCAGGGGCGGTCACCATCTTCGGGTCGATGGCACCGACGGCCCCAACCTTCGCCGGAGACGCGAACTCCGCAAGATTGACACCCGTCGTCGACTTCTTCGGACCCACGAACGGGTTACCACCGGACGCAGGAGCCGGGGCCGCTACAGGCGTCGGGGCTGTCGCAACCGCAGGAGCAATCGTCGTCGCAACGGATGGGGCAGTGGACGGCGCAGCGGTGCTACCGGTGGTGGAGGACCACCCACCTGCGAACGAGAACGTGCCGTTCACGTCCTTCTTGCGCTTGCGGTAGAGGTCGGTGACGAACGCCTCGAAGTCCTTGCGGATGTTCTTCTTCCGCTGGATCCCGGCCGAGATGAACTCCGCGACCTTCTTCGTGTCGTTGGCGAACGGCGCCGCGCTGGCGTAGGTGGACAGGAGCTTCGTGTAGTCAGCGTCGCTGATTGATTCAGCACGCTCGATAGCCCCCTTCATCACCGTCGGATCGAAGTCCATCGATCCGTCGGCAAACGCCCGCCAGAACTTGTTGTAGTACGGCTCCGGCCCGACACCTTGGTTCGGCCAGTAGTCCGCCGACAGCTTGTCCCCGACGGTGCCGCTGGGCGTCTGGAAAAACTTGAAACCCTGCTCCTTGTCGATGCCGACGATGGACCCGTCCGGCCGACGCAGCAGGTTGTCGCCGTGCGTGTCGTGCTGGGACGTCATCCAGTCGACGACGTGCTCCGACGCGATGTCGGCCTTCTCGGAGTCCTTGAGCTTCGACGGGCTGGTTCCGCCAATCACCGAGGCGTTGTCGATCCACGGCTGGTAGGTGGCCTCGTACCCGCCCACCTTCACAGGCGTAGGCGCGATGGGAACGACTTTTCCGAGACGAACCAGATTGCCTACCTGCGCGGCGATCATCTGGGACGCCACGCGGAACGGCTGCGGCAGCCTCGGACCTGAACGCGTCACGGCCTGCTTGACGACGTACTTGTTCCCACTCGCATCGTTGTAGAAGTACGTCGACCCTGTCGACCCCGGTACCTTCGTATTCGTTGCGGACAACGACGCGAAGTCGGGGAGACTCGGAAGCGGCGGGATGGTCGCCGTCGAAACCGGAGCTGCGGTGGCGACGGGTGCGACGGGTGTGGCTACTGCACCGACCACCTTCTTCTTCGGCTCGAACTCGAACGAGTCGGTCATGCCGATGTCACCTCGATACTGAAGCATCGAAGTGATGAACCCCTCCAAGTCTTTGCGGAGGTTCTTCTTGCGCTTGAGGATCTCGTCCTTCAGCGACTTTTGCTCGCTCGGAGTCTGGGCGCGAGCCGCGATGTACGGCGCGAACGTAGCGAGCCAGTCATCGTCAGCGATGACCTCGATGTTCTTGATGGTCGGGAGCATCGCGCCGACGTTGAGGTTGAGCTTCTTCTTCTTCTTGAAGCCGTCGAAGATGGCCGCGTAGATTTGCGGCGTCGGGTTCGGCTTGTAGGACGGGTCGAGCGAGTCCTGTCCGATGAACTTGAGCGCTTGGTCTTTGTCGACGCCAACGATGAGCCCGTTCTTGGTCATCAGGAAGTTGGCGGCCTTCGTGTCGTGGCTCGCAAGCGCCCAGTCGAGCACGCGCTCGCGCATGAGGGCGTCCATCTGGGCTGAGGTCAGGTCAGACAGGTCGACCTTCGAGAGGTCGGTCTTCACGTCCGGGATCATCGGCTGAACAGTCCCGAACCCGATGGAGGGGATGTTCCCGGCGACAACCGGGACGTGCCCGCCAACTCCGTACACCTTCGCCGCGATGTTGGAGTACGCCTGCGCTGCGTAGGCGGTGAGTTGGTCCGAGGGCTTGGCGAGGAACAGGTTCCCTTGCCCGTCGGAAGCGAAATACTTGTCGTGATAGCCGCCCAGCGCGCCCTTGGCGTTCGCAAAGTTTTTCAGGGATGCGAGGGGAGGGATCGGCGGAAGGTCGAGCCCGGAGCTGGGCGGAGCGCTCGGAACAGTCCCAACGGTCTGAACCGTCGGCGCGAGGGCGAAGGGGGGCGTGGGAGTCTTCGGAGGCGCATAGACCGAAGCAGGTGTTCCGGGCGGGAACACCTTGAACGGACCTGCGGCAGAGTTTGCCAAAGTCCCGTTCATCACCCACTTGTTCGTGTCGTTGATCGTCCACGACGTCCCGGTGGGCTTCTTCTTGTAGATGTCGCCGTTTGCTGCCACCAGCACCGTGCCGGTTGCGGCGTCCTTCAGCCAATCAGAAGTCGGGTTGTCGATAGTCGCTGGAAGCGGTGCAGGTGCTGCTACCGGCGCAGGAACGGGAGGCGCCGTGACAACCGGCGCTGGGGGCGGGGCAGGAGGCGGCGGCACCGGTGGAGGGGGCGCAGGTGCGGCAACCGGGGCGGGAGGCGGAGGAGCCGGCGGGGGCGGCGGGGGCGGCGGGGGCGGCGGGGGAGGAGCGACGACAGGTGCAGGCTTCGGCGCTGGGGGAAGCTGGCTGGCCGGCCCATTGAACTTCACCAGCGTCACGCTGGAGTCGTTCGGGTCGTCTTTGGCGGAGATGAGCTTGGCCTTCTTCGCAGCGTTGATGACCTTGAGTACGAGGTCGACGGCTTTGTCGGCCTCGTCCTCGGTCGAGTCATCGGTCAACATCTCCGCGATGGCGCCGTCGTCGGTTCCGGCCTTGTGAAGATTGAGCAGGACCGAAAACTCGGGCGACCCGGTTGCGTAGCCCAGCACCGATGCCGCGTTCTTGACGACCGGGTCGATCTTCGGAACGCCGGGGACATCGAACCCTGCGGCAGCGGCCTTCTCTTTCCAATCGGAACCGTACTGCTTCAGCAATACCGCTGTGATCTGCGGGTTCTTGAGCAGGGTGGCCTGCTTGGTCGGGTCATCGAACCCAATGGTTTTCAGATAGGCATCGAGAGGAACGCCACCACCGAGCGCTTTGTTGATTTCGGCCTTGGACATCGGCTGCGCGGGAGCGGGCTTGTCGTCATCGTCGGAGGCGCCGTCCTGCGACATCACGTCGGAGAGCTTCTTCGACGCGTCTTTGAGTTGGAGGTCCGACGGAGCCTTGTAGTGCTTCGGGATCGTCCCGATCACGAAGTTGTTGATGGGATCGCCGAGAGGAGGATCGACGAGGTCGTCCCAGTGCTTCCAGACGTTCGCGTGCTTGATGCGTGCCGGGACGAGCGGACCCGAAGGCAGATTGTCCTTGTGCTTGTACGCATAGACGTACGTCGGCGTAACACGAAACGCTGACGCTTCTGCAAGCGCCAACGCCTCGGCAACGGTCACTGCCGGAGTGCTGTTCTTCGGGTTCGCCATCGGCGCCTCGCGGAGTCGGGGGACCGTGTGGTCTCAGAGGATTTCGAGGTCGCCGAGTTCGTCGTCGTCCTCGAACGCGAGCTTGATCTCGACGCCGCGAGCCTTGGCCTCGTACTTGGCCTTCTCCTGCGCGCGGGCGAGGAGTTCGACGACGCGACGGTTGATGCCGGCGACACGACCGAACAGGGGGTCAGCCGCGTTCTTGGCGTCAAAGCAGGCGTCGATGAGCGCCTTCTTCTGTGAGTCGTTCAGCTCGCCCTTTTCAAGACCGATGGTCTTGGCGGCGGCACGGAGGAGGTTCGACGCCTTCATGGCCTTGTTCAAGAAGTCGTTGACCGACGTCGTGAGGTTCTTCGCGGACCACACGATAGCGTCGGAAACTTCCTTGTCGCTCTGGGTCTTGATGTCGGTGCTGGCCGACTTCTTCCCGGCCGACGGCTGCTTCGCGTACATGTCCCACGCGAGGGCAACCGCGTAGAACGCCTGACGAGCGGTGGCGAAGTCACCGTAGATGCCATCGACGGCGTCCTTCATCTTCTTCGTGGCAGCCTCGACGTCATGCACAGCGCCCTTGGTGCCGGCCGAGAGCTGGTTGGCGTCCTTGGCAACCTTGTCAGCCGCCATCTCCAGCGACTCACCGGCCTTTGCGGCGTCGCGGAAGGCGTTTGCCGCCTTCAGGCAATCACCGGCAATGTCTTCGCTCGCCTTGGCGTCCTTGACGCCCTTGGACTTGGCAGCGGCCTCGGCAAGCAGCGCGAGGCGGGTTCGGAGGGTCAGAGTGTTGAGACGGGGCATGGGTACTCCAGCGAGGGGATGCAGGACAGTACCCCAGCCTCAGTCCCCCCTCAAGGTCAGCCAACAATCTGCTTGGCGTTCGACTTCGCCTTGTCAAGCTCTTTCAGGGCGGTCTTGCCTGCCTCCTCGATCAACGGGGCGAGGAAGTCGTTGATGTCGTCGTTGGTGTGTCGGCAGTACGCCAGCACCTTGTCGAGAGCCTTCTTGGTCTCGCGGTTCATCTGAATGTAGACGTGCTCCTGCTTGCCGAACGTGAACACCATGAACGACATGTTCACGGTGTCACCGTGCTTGGCGAACAAGTGCTGGAGGATGTTCGACAGGTCTTCGACCGTCTTCGCCTCCTTGGCCTTCTCGTCGAACTCGTCCTGTAGGTTCTTCGGCAGCCCCTTCTTGAGGCCGCGCTTCACGTCGCCGACGAGCTTCTGGAACGCCTTGGTGTCCGTGTAGCCCATCAGTTGTTGCAGGGCTTCGGCGCCGTACTTCTGTGCCATCTCGCCGTACAGCTTGGCGAACTTGTCGGGGTCCAGTTTGCCCTTGAGGACGTTCAGGCGGACGGTGACGAACTTCTGGAGGTCTTCGTCCTGCCACTTGGCGTCGACGAGGACCGAGCACGGAAGCTCGTCCATCCCGATGACCTTGGCAGCCTGCCAGCGGTGTTCGCCGCCGATGATGCGGTAGGTACCGTCGTCGAGAGGGACGACCTCCAGAGGGTCGAGGAAGCCGACGTCTCGAATCTCGTCGACAAGGCGTTGGAACGTCACCTCGTCCTGCCCCTGCGGGTTCCACGCGTTCGGCGTGATGAGGTCAATCGGGATGTGCTTGAGGTCGACTTTTCCGGGCTTCGTGTTGGGTGCGTTCATGGGTGATCCCTACTGAATGACTTCGACAAGCGTTGCAGACTTCGACGCGAGCACTTTCAGCTCGTTCGTGAACTGCGCAAACAGTTGCATCCGCTCCACTTCGGGAGAGGCATCGAGTTCCGCGAGAAAGTCCTCGCTGGAGAAGCGTTCGTTCCAGCGCGCCACGATCTTCGACATCAGTGCGAGTTCGGCGGCGATGGTTTCGGCCGTGACCGGCCACGGGAGGGGAATCGAGTTCATTCGTCCGTCTCGTTGGTAGAGGCGTTGTCCGTCTTTGCGGCTTTCGCCGCGTCTGCAAGCGCCCGGAGACCGTACACGACTTCATTGTTGTCGTCGATGACGACCATGCGAAGGCCGACGGACTTCTCGATCTTGGCGAGAAACCGCAGCTTCTGATCAATGGTCGCGCCCGACCAGTCGGCGCCGGACAAGAAGTCGAGGCAGATGAGCGAGATGAGCGTTGACGGGGTCTTGTCCTGCGTGCCGGCCAGATCCTGTGCCCGTTTCAGGGCGAGGTTCACGGTCTCCGCCTGCGAAGACTCCAGTTGGAAGACCTTGTTGACCCACTTCTTGTTGACGAAGTCGTCGGCCTTCTCAGCGTAGTCCCCCACCGGACGGGAGGTTGCCGGGGTCTGGGCGGGAAGGGACGAGACGAACCGTGGAGCAGGCGCATCCGGGGGGACGGGGGCGTTGAGGGCCGGAAACGGCTTCGGAGCAGGTGCCGACGAAAGTTCGTTGCTCTTGGCGACAGGGTCGGGCTGCGCGGCGAGGTCGGCTTGGATGCGCTTGGCTTCCTCGATCTGAACGGTGCGCTTGATGACCTCGACCAGCGTCGTGTAGTTCATCTTCTCGGCACGGTCGATCCAGTCGACCATGTTGTCCTTCGTGAGGACGCGGACGAGTTCGCGGGCCTTCGACCAGCCGAGCCGGATGAAGCGCTTCTTGAGTTCGGGGTTCTTGCCGAGGCCGTCGAGTTCGACTTCGACCCGGTAGAAGATGCGGACGAGGCGCTGGGCCTTCTTGTAGTGGAGGGAGAGTTCCTTCTCGGCGTACTCCGAGATGGAGTTGTAGCCCCACTTCTCCAACAGGGAGCCCTTCTCCGGGTCTCCGTCCACCGGGGCGTCGTAGATGCGATAGAGGATCTCCCCGAGTTCGAGGTAGCCCGTCTCGACCTGCTCCGCGAGCACGCGCGCTCGATGGCGCATCCTGCCCGCCCACGCACGCGACCCTACGTCGGCATCTTGGACGTAGGCGGGGGTTTCATCGCTACGGATCACGGTCAGCGGGGTCGACGACATCGGTAGGGGCTCCTTTAGATGGCGATACGGCTGCGGCCGGGTTCAGGAACAGTAGCTCCCACGCCCGGATTTCCGTCATCCGCCCGGCGGGCGAGTTCCGGTTCATCAGTTCGCCTTCGACGAGGACGTAACACCCTTTTTCTAGTTTTACGCGGCAGGCTGCAACCAGTCCGTCCATGTAGACGTTGACCTTCGCGTAGGCGGTGACGGTTCCGCCAGAAGCGGCGCGGTCGGACGCGATGATAAAGGTGCAGACGTCCTGTCCTCGGTCGGTCGAGGCGAAGTCGATTTTTCCGGTGACGTTCCCCGAGAAGATCACCCGGTTGATGCCGCGCATGTAGCCATCCTGCGAGCGAGGAGGAAAACCTCGCTGTCGCGGCAGGCTATCACCGCAGCCAGAGCGTCGTAGGGGTGTTCTTGCACAGAGGCCGGAATCTTCGCGCAAAGACCTGCGAGCCCGGTCAACGTGGCGGGGAAGAACGCATCCAACGCAGCTTTGACCTCGTCCTTCGACGCGTCTTTCTTCCCGCAGACGGCCTTCTTGACCTCCTGCGGGGATGCTTGAGTGATGGCGATGCCGCGTTGTTGCGCGATGGCGGCGAGGACTCCCCAGCAGATCGCCATCTTGGCGGCAGCGGCCGAGTTGCGCGGGTAGCTCATTGTCTCGGCGCAGATGAGACTCGTAGGGTAGAGAGTCAGTAGGGTTTGGATCTCTTTTGCGATCTCTTTCGCGCGTTCGAGGTTGTCCTCGCTTGCGCGGACCTTTCGCTTCTCGTTGGCCTTCTGGGTACGGATAACACCCATGCGGACAGGGAAGTCGTTCTGGGGTTCGTTGCCAAGCGCCACGACGGCGTAGCCAACCGAGGCGAAGCCGGGGTCGATGCCGAGAATGTAGTGAGTCATCGTTTCCCTGTAGGAGAGCGAGCGAGTGTTCGTTCAACGAGGATGATCACGCCGAGGACGTCATCGGCCTCGCTGCACCGCGTTAGTTTTCCGTCCGCCATCTCGAACTTGCGGTCTGCCGTGGCCTGAATGCGCTCCACGGTGGACGTCACCGCCGGGCTGTTCGACTTCCCCCACTCGCTCTTGTGCAGGATGCAGAGCCCGCACAGGAAGATGGGCGTTGGTGTGACCTTGAGGATGGCCCATCGAGACTGGGGTTTGTCGCACAGGGAACAGTTGGCGCCCCAAAGTTTCTGGGGGAGCGGGTTGACGAACCGCAGCGATCCGAGGGGGTCGTTCCGCGTAGTCATTCCGAGAAGCACGCCGCTGCGACCTGACAGGCTTTCGCGCGCGAGCAGCCGTTGTGCGCGCAGATGCGCGATGGCAGCGACTTCGTCTCCATGCCGGACCATACGGACCTGACCAGATCGCGGACGAGGTTGATCGTCTCCTCGTCGCGCTCGATGTGGTGTTCGACGAGGCTGTTCAGCCCGGTCTCGGCCTTCTGCCAGTAGAGAATCTTCGCCCACTTGAACCCGGTGAACATCATGTAGACGTGGGCTTGGACGATGTGGCCGATCTGCGGCGCCTGCTTGATCTCGCGACCGCCTCGTTCACCGATGCTCTTGATCTCCAAGATGCCCATGCCGGGAAGGCCGGGGATGACGAGAAAGCCGTCGCTGTGCCCCGTCAGGCGCAAGCCGTGGTCGACGAACTTGTGCTCCTTGTACGTGAAGGTCCGGCACTCGCAGTGGATGCAGATCTTCGGGCGAGGGCTCGACCAGTCCTCGACGCGAGCGCCCTCGATGTATTCCCCATAGAGCTTCCCACAACCGTCACAGCGCCACGTCCCGTAGAGGATGCCAGCCGGACCAAGCAGTTCGTTCTGCACGCCCCAGTGAAGGCTGGTTCCATGCAGGAACGTGAGGTTCAGGCCGACGTCGACCTTGTCGTCCCGCACGATGCTCCGCAGGGTGCAGAGCACTTCTTCGCGGGCGCACAACGACGGGATGCTCGACGCCCGGATGTAGCCGGCGATGGGGTCAAGCGGCGACTTTTTCTCGTCCCGAACGTAGGTGTCTTGGATGACCCGCAGCAGCGAGCCGTGTCCGGTGTTGTCGCGCAGTACGCTGGCAAAGCTCATACGGTCTCCGTAACAGGTCAGCCATCGCCTTTTGCGATCTTGCGAAGGCGCTCAAACACGTCGATAGGAAGGACGACGAGATCGATAGGCTTCGACGATGGGCTGGCCCTCTGCTCGAATGTGATGAACAGGGATGGTTCTTGGCCGGCGGCGCGAGCGCCCTCGCAGACCTTCAACCACCACTCCTTCTTGATGGACATGGTCTCGGTCTCGGTGCGCTTGTGTTCAACCCAGAAGTCGCCGATAGAGAGGTCGCCGTTGAGGGTGATGGTTTCAGGCTTCTCCGAGAGTGAAGTTTGCGCGCGAAACGCCTTCGGCGACAGTCGCTTGGCACCGCTCTGCGGGAGGCGCTTCCCGCCGAACTTGGCGGCGAGCCGCTGCTCGTGTTTCTTCGACCTCTTGTAGCGGTCGTAGTTGGGGTCCATCCACTTCGGACGGACCTTCTTCTCCGGCTGGTCGTCGGCTTCGTCAGTCATCGACGCGGTCCCACTCATGCTTGCAGTTGCGGCAGCGGCAGACGAACCGCGCCGGGAACGAGAGCCCGAGCGCTTCTTCGACGTCGAACTCGTCGAGGCCGCAGATCGGGCACTGCTCTGCATCGGGAGCAGCCGCAGTCGAGCCCTTCGACATCTCCTCGATCACGGCCTGCTGGATGTCGACCTTGTTGTCGCTTCCAGTGGGCAGGAGATCGGACGCACCGCCGAACAACACGGCGAGCGCGTCGTTCAGGTCGGGCGAACCGCTCGAAGCAGAACGTCCGACACCATCCGCTTGAAGATCGGGTCCGTCACCAGCCGCTTCTCGATCTCCGACTTCTTGCCGAACTGCTCCCCTAGACACTTCCACAACGTACCTCCGCCGCTGATCAAACCTTTGCGCTCCGCGTGCGCGAGGATGAAATCCTCGTCGTAAAAGTCCCCGAGAACCTTTGTCTCCGCATCCGTGAGCATCATGCGGAACTCGTAACTCACCTTCGCGGTACTTGCCTTGGATTTGTCGAGAGAGAACCCGAAATCGACGTAGAGCGGGCGCTCCCCCGCGTCGTCCATCTTGTACTTGCCGCCCTTCATGCGGACCTCCGTCCACGCCATGAATCCGGGGGCCAGTCCGCCGGGCGTCGTTTCTGGGTTGCCGAACATCACGCCCAGCTTCATGCGGATCTGGTTGGTGAAGAACACCGTGGGTCGACGCCCGGTTTCGGTCATGGCCGCGTTCAGTGCCGCCGTGAACTTGCGAATGCCCTTGCCAAGGATGCGGGCCTGCGTGCCCATCATGTCCTTCTCGATGGCCTCCTCGATCTCCTTGGCGGGCGTCAAGAAGGCAAGCGAATCCAGCACGAGGATGTCGCACCGGCCAGAGCGCAACAGCGCCTCACCGATGGACAACGACTGCTCCGCGTACTCCGGCGTCGAGATGAGAACCTTGTCGAGGTCGAAATGCCGGCTCGCCCACGGTGGATCGAGCGCACCCTCGACGTCAATGTACGCGCACACGGGTTCGCGCGGGGACTTGCAGTTGCAGCGGTCGAAGTATTCCCAGCAGTTCGCGCACATCTTCTGCGCCTCGCCGATGGTCTTGTAGAGCATCGTCGTCTTGCAGGAGGACTTGTGCCCGGTGAGGGTGTGGACACCGCCCTGCGCCCATCCCCCTTCGAGGGCATAGTCCAAGGGGAAAACTCCGGTCGGAATCCGCTTCACGGTGCGCGCTTTGACCTCCGCACCTTCAATCAGAGACTTCTTCCCGTAGGTTTTGAGAGTGCTTGCGATCAGCTCGCTCGACAAAAGAGCACCGAGTTGACTCTTGGCGTCGTTCCCCTGCTTGATGCGGGAAGTGATCACGTCGGGAAGGGTGTCGTCGTCGACAGAAACAACACCGACCGCTGCATCGGCAGCGGTATCGGCGGCGGTGTCGGCATCAGCGGCGGGTTTCTTCTTGGAAGCCATGCTCTACCTCGGTTCAGAACGGGGTGTTGTTGCCCTTGGTGCCGCTCGCGATCTTGCGGACTTCCTTGACCTCCTGCTGCACGCGCTCCTCGGCCCACTTCCGGGCAAAAGCGAAGGCTTCGTCAGCCTCCTCGCGGTAGCAGGGAACCGACAGCTTCACGTCGATGCGGGCGCTCTCGTAGTTCCCGATGTTCAGCGTGAGTCCGTAGCCGATCTCGACCGAGGCCGGCGCCGTCACGAAGGTCCGAACCTCCAGCTTCTCGTCGCTGATTTCCGGCGCACCGATCTTGCCGAAGGTGCGGGTCACAACCGCCGTCGTCGCAAGAGTCGTAGCCGTCGTCGGCGCAGCGGCGGGCACAGGGACCGGCGCAGGGGCAGGAGCCGGCGCAGGGGCAGGAGCCGGCGCAGGGGCAGGAGCCGCGACAACCACCGTCTGCACGGGCTTGTACGAGGCACCCTTCGAGGGACCGGGACGACGCATCGCGTTCCCGTTCTTGCCGATGACCGGCTTGCCGTCCTTGAAGCGGTGCGTCTCCGGCGTCACGGTTTCCCCGTTGACCACAAACACGTCCTTCGACCCTTCTGAGGGCGCCGTGGTGACGGGCTCGGTAGCGACGATGTCGCTCGGCGGCGGATCGAGCGTCGGGGTGGGTTGAGAGGGTTGTTCAGCGGCGTCCATGTCGTCCTCGTTTGTTGCGGTTGAAGATGAGGTAACAGGGGTTCAAGCCGTTTCTCACTCCCACCCCTTCGACTTGTAGAACCGATCCCGATAGGTGGCGGTTTTGGCGCATGACGACACCTTGTCGTCGCGGACGTCGACGACGATGGGTTCTTTCTTTCCGTCGCACGGTCGCAAGATCCGACCGACCGCCTGCTCCACGTCCGAGAAGGGCGTCGTGAGGAAGATCGTGTCGAGCGCGGGGATGTCCAGCCCTTCCTCTGCGAACTGCCGGGTAGCGAAGATCACCTGCGCGTCCGCTGCCGTATCCAACTCCTCCTCCTTCATTCCGCCGACATAGAAGCCGGTCGATGGAACAGGGGCTGTTTGGCGTACCGCCCACTCGCGCCGGAACATCGCGTCCAATGCGTCGAGGTGGTTGAGGCGTTCCGACAGGACGATGGGCTTACGGCCGGCGGCAACGGCGAGGATGAGCTGTTCGACGATGAACTTGTTTCGGGCGACGTTGCTGACCATGAACTTCAACAGGACGTTCTTCGAGACGACGTCTGGGTTGAGCGTCGGGGTCTGCACCAGCCGGAAGTCAGACCACACGCGCCGAATCTTCGGCACCATGCGTTGCTCCTGCGCGGAGTAGAGCAACGGACCGATGTGATGGAAGAACACGTCCTCCGCACCATCCTTCCGACGGGGTGTCGCGCTCACTCCGAGTCGCCACCGTGCCTTGAACCGAGTAGGGACGGCCGACCACGTCTCAGCGCCAATGCGGTGAGTCTCGTCGGTGATGATGAGACCCGGCCACTCCCAGAAGTCCTTGCCGTAGTCGCGGTCGCCGACGAGGCTGTGGATCATGCCGATGGCAACACCGTAGTCCCGGAACTCGCAGCGGTCTTGCTGCACGATGCCGACCTTGGTGCCGGGGAGGAACTGCTCGATGCGCTCCTTCCATTGGTTCAGCAGGAACTCCTTGTGGACGACGACAAGCGTCGGGACTCCCATCTCGGCCATCAGGGCACAGGACCATACGGTCTTGCCCCACCCTGTCACCGCCCGAACGATGCCGCCGTAGGAGCCGCCACGAAACGTCTCGGACACCTTCTGCAAGGCGTCCTTCTGAGAGTCGCGCAACGTGCCAGTGAACAGCAGCGGCCCACCCCAGAGGTCTGCACGTCCGAGAGTCGTCTCGTCGACGATCTCGTGGTGGTCCTTCTTGTGCTCCATGAAGTAGGAACGGGGGATCCCAATGGCACCCTCACGCTCTTGGTAGAGCCGAATCGGCTGTGGCGGACCACCGGGAAAGCCATCGAACTTCTTCGGGTGAATGGTGAGCGTCGCCTTCAACGCGCTCTGCTGCATGTGGGTCAGCTCGGACGTCGGAATCCAAGCGTAGGTGTCCACCACGACCTTCATCGGGTCCGTCCTGAAAGAAAGTTGTTGAGCGCCTGAGACGGGAGGCGTCGAGTACGGAGTAACTCGATCTCGCCGCGAACCGTCGAGTACCAGTTTTCCGGCGGAACGTCGGAACGAACGCGCGCCTGCCAGCTCACGGGAACACGAACACACTCGCCGCCCGGAGCGATCTCGACGAAGACATCCATTCGTGACTGACCCACGAACAGACGAACCGAAAGTACGCGCATCGAAACCCCGCAAAGACGAGCACCGGGAACGACGTCCCGGTGCCCGCCGTCATGTAGCGGCTTCGGTCAGAACGGGATTTCCTCGTCTGCCGAGCCACCGCCACCGTTCCCACCGCCAAAGCCTGACTCCGCAGCCGAGAAGCCCGCGAGAAGCTCCTTGACCTCCTTCACGGTCTTGGGCTGGAAAAGGGCGTCGTAGCGGAAGGGCACCAGCTTGCGCGGAATCTTCCCGTCCATCCCCTTCGAGATGGCGAACACGCGCGAGAGTCGCGTAAAGAACGCAGCGTCGTCGTCGGCCTGCGTGAACAGGTCCGACAGCTTCTTGCCCTTGTAGGTCGCGAGGTCGAACAGCTTCGTCATGTCGACGTCGCGCGTGAACTCGTAGTCGTCGCCGACCGCCGGGCTCTTGTCGGTTTCGCGGACGACCTTGTAGAGCCGGCCGACCAGCGACTTCCCGTCCTTCGCAAGCTCGTTCATCTTGCGTTCGAGCTTCTGCGACGTCTTGAACTTCGCAGGCAGGATCTTCAACTCGTACTGCCGGACGTTGCCCTTCTTGTCCGTCCACTTCGACGTATCGACGATGGTGAGCATCGACACGCGGTAGCGGCTGTCCTTGCCGAGAATGGTGCAGCAGGGCGGCTCGCCCTCCTCGGTCACCGGCGCAAGGCAGGTGATCGGGTTGCGCCACGAACCGTTGATGCGGGCGTTGTGCTCGTCAAACGTGAACGGGGCATCGTCCACAAACACGAAGTCGCGGGACTGACCCGCCGGAATCCACACGCGGTCTGGTCCCCACGACAGGAAGTCAGACTTCCCGCCGTCACCGCCGCCGCCGTTGCCCTTGTTGAACCCAGTCGAATACCAGCTCTTTTCAGCCATGTGTTGCCTCCGTCTTCCCGCCGGGAAGAACGCCGATGTCCCTCAGTGAATCGTGAGTCGGGACGTCCTCACAACGAGGAGGTAACACGAGAACCGGCCGATCAAACCGGATCTGGCGGTCCAAGGATCGACTGGAGATCGAGCGGTGATAGCTCATCTGGATCTCGGCCAAGGGGCATGGGGGCGATACGGACAGGCATCCGGGTCTGGATCAACCCGAGCATCGTCTGCGCGGCTTCGAGTCCGGGGGTGTCACCGTCCGGCAGGATGACAACCTGCGAGAAGAACCTCGTCAGCTTTTCGATCTGAATCCGACTGATGTGTGTCCCGAAGATGGCGACACCCTTGTAGCCGTGTTGCCAGAGGTGAATCGCATCGAAGAACCCTTCCACTACGACACCGGTGCCGGCACCGCCCTCTTGAAGGCGCTGCTCGCCGTACAGGTAGCGGTCACGCTGGAAGCCCGTGCTGTGGAGGAACTTCCGCTTGCTCTCGCCTTCGAGAGATCGGCCGGAGATACCGACGAGGCGCTGCCGACAGTCACGCACCGGGATGGCGATGCGACGAGACATCGAGTGCCAACGGAAGCCCCAGACGTCGATGGACTGCTCGTCGAGACCGCGAGACTTCAGGTAGTCGTGGGCCTCGCCGTTCAGCGGCTCGAACATGTTCAGTTCGGCCTCGTCTAGCTGCGTTTCCGGCTGGTCGTAGCCCCAGCCGAGTGCCGCACGAGCGACCTTGGCAGAGAGGCGGATGCCGCCGACGTCGATGTGCCCGGACGGGCGATAGTCTGCCCGGTCCAACGATGTGCGAAGCGACTCGATGGATGACGTCGCCTCGCGGTCCTTTGCGATGACCCACTGGTACAGGTCGTCGAACGCGGCCGTGTCACGGCTCTCCCGCTGCATCAGCGCACGCAGGCGCGTGAGCATGGAGGTCAGCGAGCCCTTGGAGTTGCAGGTGAAGCAGACGTAGTGGCTCTTGTCGGTATCAGCGATGTGAACGCCGAACGACGGACGAGCGTCCTCTCGGTTCTTGTGCAGGGTTGTGAAAGGAGCAAACGGGCAGGTGGCATTGACCCACCCGCTCATGTTGATTCGTATGCGCAGGCAGCCGACTTTCTCCAGTAGCTGCTCGATGTCGTCGGCCCTCATGCCGGTCCTGTAACTCAGGTTTTGTCGATCACGCGTTTGTTGACCCGGTGACGGTCCTCGATCAGCAGGAGCTTGTAAAACTTGTCGAACCGCCGCGTCTTCGTCGCGGACATCGGCTCCTTCATGTGAACGCTCTCGCGGGATCTTCCGTAGGACGTCAACGTGATTCCTGCGCGGGAAGACCGTTCGGAGATCATCCCGTACTTCTTGAGCTGCGCGAGCGCGATGTCCATAGCCGCGTTGAACTTGGTGGGATCGAAGCTGTCGCGGTTGGGCGACGAGCGAACCGGGATCTTGTTCTTGCTGTGTGCGGGCCGTGCGCGCGGGAGGTCACGTTCCGTGAAGATGGCGAGGACCATGTGCTTGAACAGCACCGGGTAGTTTGGAATCTCCGGGTACTCCTCGTCAGCGGGAGTGGACGGGTTCGCCATGCGGACTCCTAGAACAGGTCGCCGATGATGTCAGACGGATCGTTCGGATCGCCAGACGGCACCGCTGACGGCATGGCGAGAGGCAGGTTGCCGGTGACGTTGGCGCGGGGAATCTCGCTGAAGTCCATGCGCTCGAAGTCCCAGTTGCACTCAATCTCCTCGCTCTCGCCCTCGCGGACCTTGAGCGGCTTGAACGCCATGCGTCGGTTCTTCTTCATCTCCTCGGTCTGGATGAGGCCGAAGATGAGGTCGGCGTTCCACCCGGCGACGTCGGTCATGGCGATAGAGTCTGCCTGCACCGTCTTGGCTTGGTTGACCTTCACCTCGCGGTTGAACTGCATGGTGGCGACGACCGCAGCCTTCGAGCGTTTGGCGAGACGCTTCAGCTCGTCGAACACGTTCGAGGCCCGCTCTGTGCGGGTGATGCCGGGAA